ATGAAATTTAATTTTGAAGATTGGATTAAAAAATTTGGCTCAGATGATTTGACTATAAAGGTTGGGAAAATGCAAGAAAAATATCATAATGAACCTGTTATTGACATTATGAAAGAATTAAAACCAGAAACAATAGAAATTATAAGAAAGTTAGGCATTAAGATAGAAGATAAAATTTATACTGAATATGAATTTGATATATTAGAGGGAGAAGTATTTGAATTTTATATTTATGAAGGTATGTCAGAAGAAGATAAAAGTCATGTTAAAAGTTTAGAAGGAACAGGAGTATCTCAAGAAGAAGTTAATGCAGTAATTCATGAAATATATTCAATTTCAGAGAACCATAATTTTTAAAAAGCAGGGATTTCCTGCTTTTTAAGTTTTTTCTTTACGTTTTTTTATAAGTGCTTTTAGCTTTGTAATTGTAGGACTAGGTAGATTATTATGTGATTTATTATAAAAATTACTTTTATAATTTTTCATTGTAGCGACGGTAATTGTACAATATTTTTTATTTTTTGCACCATAACGTACTAATATTCCGTTATTTTCTAGTTGTTTAATTCTAGCATTTATTTGTCTTTCACTAATATTTAGTTCTTTACTTAATTTTATTCTTACGTCTTTGCTTAAATCTATATTATTGTCTTTAAATTTCATCATATCAAGTAAATAATTATTAAATAAGAATAAACTAGATTCTTTTAATCCACCTTTCCACGAATTTGCAATTTTTCTTAACTCACCACTATAGACCTTAACAAATTTTTTGTTTTCATACATTATTAATCCTCCATAGCAATTCTAAGTTTCTTTTTAGCTCTCCTTATAATTCTTGAAATATTTGCTTGGCTCATGTTTAATTTTTTTGATAATTCTATTTGTTTAATAGGTTCAGTATTATAAAGACCATAATAACCTGTAAGAGTAGCTTTCTCTATTGGAGAAAGTAATTTTTCTATATTGTTATACAATTCTTGTTTATTGATTTCTTCGTCAAAATCAGGAGTATATCCTAGACAATCTTCTAATGTACAATTACTATCTTCATCATTTATCAAAGTATTGTAACTAATCGTATTTGCATAATCATTATAAGATTTTCTATGTTGTTTTCTAAAATATATCAGTATTTCATTTGAGATGCATGTATAAGCAAATGAAGAAAAGGCAATTTTTCTTGTTTCATCAAATAATTTTGCAGCTTTTACAAGACCAATCATACCAATTTGAAATAAATCTTCATTATGAATATTATTATATTTTTTTAAAACACAATATATCAATTTTTGATGCTCTAAAATTAAATTTTCTTTTTCTTTGGTAAGCATATCAGTTCATCTCCTTAAATAAATTTTTGAATATTTTTTCAAGCACATTTATAACAATTGAATTTCCGAGCTTGTTTATATAATTGTGAGTTAGATATTCCTATTGATATACATTTTTCTATATCTTCATCTGCAAAACCGCATTAATCTCCAACACTCTTTTGGCGTTAGTTTTCTAATTCTATAATTTTGTATTGGTAGTATTGCAGTTTTAAATCCTTCTGGCCTCGTTGTAATTGTTGGAGATATTCCAGTAGAATTTACTTTTTTATTAAAAGCATCTACTGTGTCTCCATTTTGTAATTCATTTTCTTGACAAACTTCTAATGCTTGACGATAAAATCTTTCTTCAATCTTAATTTTTTGTAGTAGATTGTTGCTTTGAGTATGAATACATGTACTTATTCCATCTGGATTTAATACTTCACAAGCTTTTCTATGCCAACCTTTTCTCTCAAGAGGTTCTTCATAAATTATCTTATCTGTATTTTGGGTAATATGACTAATACTTTGTGCTACTGCTGTTACTGTACCATGATTTTCTTTAACAGTTGGGGCAATTCCTTGTTCATCTACAATTCTACTAGCATCGTGATTACTTGGACTATAATTGCCAATAGTTATTATTTTAGGAATATTACCGCTACCACTACCAGCTTTTACACTTCTACAACATTGGCTATCTTCACTATATACATTTTGTTCAAAATGCCAGCCATACTTTGACTTGCCTTTTAAAGGATTATCTATCGTAACCATTGGTTGTCTATATCCACCTTGCATTGTATCAAGTGGAGGAGCAATTCCTTCTTTATCATAGACACTTCCTGCTTGGTGTTTAGAATCTTCTGTATCAAACATTCCACCAACACGAACACACTTAGGGTCTTTATAGTCCCTGGCTAAGAGAGTATCACAAATGTCTGAATTTTGTATCCTTTTTCTTTCTTGTACAAAATTACTATTTTCAATTTTTTTTACTTGTTCCTCAGTTAAAAAATATTTTTCATCTACTTTATTGAATGATTGAATAATATTTCCTATTGCATATCCATGAGTACCAGCTATAAGAGTAGGACTAATTCCTTCATCTGAATATACTTGTCCTGCTTGACTATTAGGGGTAACTTCACCAACATTTATTGTATTATCAGTTGGACATATTGCTGCATTTGCTCTTAATGCACTAGCAATTCCATCTGTATTTCTAGTTTTCCAAATAAAACCTGTTCCTTTTTCTTTATGATTTTTATTGTGTTGTTGGAAACCTTCAATCATTTTATCTGACAAATAATATTTATCTGCAACTGTATCTTCTAATACATCTTTTAATCTAATTTTTAGTTCTTGTTTTTCAGGAAATTTGAAATTATGATTATCAATATCTTTACGTATGCTTATTGTATAAACTCGTTCTCGATTTTGTGGTACTCCGAAATCTTTAGCATTTAAAACTTCAAAATATGAATTATAGCCTAATTTATCCATTATTTCTAAATAAGAATTAAAATTGTGTACATGTTTTTTTCCTAATAGATTTTTTACATTTTCCCAAATTACAAATTTAGGTTTTATGATTTCAACAATATCAACTGTACACCACATCAAGCTGCTTCTAGTTCCGCTTCCTTTTTCAGCACCAGCCTGTTTACCGAGCCACACTAAAATCTTGGCAAGGACTACCGATGAGAAATTAAATCAATGTCAAACGGCTTAAATTGCTCTAATAAATTATTTTCAATTATTTTCGTTATATCTCCTAAATTTAAAGTTTCAGAAACATTATGAATAGCACAATATGACTTAATTGCATATTTATCAATTTCACTAAAAGCAACTAATTCATAAGGTATGCCGATATTCTTCAATGCTTTTTCAAATGCTCCGAATACCAGAAAATAAACTCAAGTATTTGATTTTTTTCATAAACTACCTCCATTGAAGTAATTTATACACTATTTGTAAAAATTTGTTTTACGATTTCAAAATGGCGTAATTCAGTAAACACAAGCGTTTTAATACAATATTCATTGCGAAAGTAAAACAAATGTAAGATTAAAGTAAAAGGAAAGTAAGACAAAAGTTAATACTGATACTTTTGATGTATTAGTTCGTATAATGATAGAAAATCAAATAGTTTTAGGAGGCAATATGAAAGATTGGATAGGTAATAAAGCAAGTACTTATAAACAATTGGGTGCAAGAAATAATGCTTTAACTGATAGAGAAACAAACGATTTTTATGCAACTGACCCAAAAGCTTTAGAATTATTTTTGGAACAACTTGAAAAAGATAATTTAAAATTGCATAAAACAATTTGGGAATGTGCTTGTGGAGAAGGACATTTAAGCAAATTGTTAGAGAGCAAAGGATATAATGTATTGTCATCTGATTTAATAAACAGGGGCTATGGAGAATATGGTATTGATTTCTTGAAAGTGAAATCAAATGAACTATATAAAGAAGTAGATATATTAACAAATCCACCTTATAAATATGCACAAGATTTTGTAAATAAGGCATTAGAATTATTAAGCCCTGAACACTATTGCATTATGATTTTAAAAATACAATTTTTAGAAGGACAAACTAGAAAAAAACTATTTGAGAAATATCCTCCACAATATGTGTATGTACATTCAACTAGACAATTATGTGCAATTAATGGTGAATTTGATAAATATAAAAGTAAATCTCCTGCTTTGTGTTACGCATGGTTTATATGGAAAAAAGGATATTCTGGAGAAACGATTGTGAGGTGGATATAGATGTTAAAAATAAATCAAATTTATAATATGGATTGCTTAAAAGGAATGAAAGATATAGAAGATAAGTCAATAGATATGATACTTTGTGATTTGCCTTATGGAACAACTGCTTCTAAATGGGATAAAATAATTGATTTTTCTGAACTATGGAATGAGTATATGCGTATTATAAAGGACAACGGTGTAATAGCATTAACCTCAAATGCTTCATTTACAAACAAGCTTATAAATAGTAATGAAAAATATTATAAATACAAATGGATTTGGGTTAAAAATACGAAAAATAATTTTGTAAATGCTAAAAATAGACCACTAACACAATATGAAGAAATTTTAATGTTTTCAAAAGGAAATACTGCCAATGGTAGTAAAATTAGGATGAATTATTACCCACAAGGACTTATAAGAGTAGATAGAGTTGTTAAAGCAGGTAAGAATAGGTTTGGAACTGTCGCAGGAGTAAGACCTTCTCATAAAAAAGAATTTATACAGGAATATAAAAACTATCCAGGTGATGTACTTTATTTTAATAAAGATAGTGTAAATTTACACCCTAATCAAAAACCATTAGCATTATTTGAATATCTTATAAAAACCTATACTAAAGAAAATGAACTTGTACTTGATAACTGTATTGGAAGTGGAACTACTGCAGTAGCTTGTATAAACACAAATAGAAATTACATAGGTTTTGAAATCGAACAAAAATATTTTGAAATAGCTCATAAAAGAATTCAAGAGAGTTTAAAGGAAAAGGAGAAAACAAAGTGCCAGTAGAGTTAGAAGTTGGAAATAGATTAACAATACCACGAATTATACGCAGATTATTAGAAATCAAAGAAAATGATTTTTTATTTTATTACGTTGAAAATAAAAAAATAATTCTTTCAAAAATTGAAGGTAAGGGGTATCCAATAAAGGTAAGAAAACTATATAGAATTACTTTTCCAAAAACATTTAGAGAATTATATAATATCAAGTCAAAAGATAAATTTTTTATTGAAGCAATAGATGGAGAAATTATATTGCAACGTATTGAAGATAAACAAGAAGAATTGGCATATATCAGTTATTAGATATTGCCAACATAGCGAATTGGTGTAAAGAACATATCTGGATGCTTTACCAGAAGAACTTGGGGCAGTACCAAGATTCGCAACCATGAATATTTAAGAATAGGGGTTACTTTTATGAAAAAGAAAATAGAACAAAACCTTTATTATATTTATAAAATACCAAGTAATAAAATTAAGAATTTAGAAAAATATTCATTTAAAGAAGCAAGAGAAAATGGAGATATTGTTGCAATAGGTGATAATTTAGTTATTTCCACAATACAACAATATCATAAAAACAATAAAACACCTGAACAATTGTTTAACGAAGTTGAAGATATAAGGAAAGAAATAAAGAGAATTAAAAAATTACCATCATCAAAGCAAAATGGGAAAAAGATAAATGAATTGTATGAAAAAATAGATAGAACAATTTTTATAGATGACATTATAAATATAAAAGTAAAATCAAAAAAGGAATATAGAGAAATTTCAAAAAACGGATTTAACTTAAACAATAGACACTATGTTAGATTTTTATGTGGTTCAGGACAAATGAGAAGAAATACAATAACATTTGTAGATGAAAGGTTAAAGGACTTTTTAGAAAAACGATTAATGTGTGGATTACAAGGTAAGCTAGATAAAATAAATCTAGCAAAATTATCTGCTTATTATGCTTTATCTATGAGTAGCGTTATATGGGTAAATACTCCTAGAGTTTGTATAATAAAAGACTTTGAAAATGTAATAAAAAATCAAAAAGTAAATTTTATAGATAAAAACAATAATATACAAGAAGAAATTAAAGATTTTACAATAAATTGTGCTGATGGACAAGGTTTAATTACTCCAGAAATGGCAGATATATGGTCTCAAAATATGAAATTAGATTATACTGCTTGTAGTTTTATTGTTAGAACTTGTTGGATAAAAGGAGCTGTACATACATTTGATTTTAGAGAATACGCTAAAACACATGGAATCAATATCATAAAAGATAGATGGGGAAAAGAATATGATATAAATGAGATTGATATTCTAATTTCGGAAAGCCAATTTAAAATGCACAAGTATTACAATAGTTGGGAGGAATATTTAAACAATTTTCAAAAGTATAATTTAAAATGGGGCGTTGCCAGAGTAAATAAAGAACAAGACGATGAATATGTTTTAACTAATTATCAATATTTACAAGCACTGGACATGAAAAAAGAAGATGTTGAGGAATTAACTGAATATACAAAAAAATGGATTAAATCAATATGTTCAGGAGAAGATTTATATACATTAGCTTTTAATGTAGGTATATCTAATCCAAATTTAGAGCTTGAAAGTATTTTAAATGGTTTAGGTAGTACATTTACTAAAATGATTACTAAAAATCAAATGTTTTTACAAGATAACATTGTTAAGAAAAAAATATATAACTCAATAAAAGAAAGTATTAGAAAAGCAAAAATAGGCAAAGTGTGGGTTCGTGGAAATTATCAATTTATAATATCTGACCCTATTCAACAATGTAGAGCTGCATTGGGAATGGAAATAAATAGTACATTACCATCTAATACTATTTATTCAAATTGGTGGAACAAAAGAACTACTGAAACAGAATTAATACTATGTAGAAGTCCTTTAACAATACCAAGTGAAATTTGCAAAGTGAATTTATTTACAGAATTCGAGCATTGGTATAAATACTTATACACAGGTTTAATATTAAGTGTGGAAGATATAAATACAATTCGTTGTTCTGACTGTGATTTTGATGGAGATATAATGTTTAGCACTAATAATCCTGTTTTTGTAAGATGTAAAAGAGCAGATGATATGCCTGTATCTTATGAAAAACAACAAGTAGAAACTAAAAAGGTAACACTTGGAAATCAAATAAAAACAGATTGTAAAGGATTAGATACAAAGGTTGGACTTATTACAAATTATAGTACAAGCATGTATGCTTTATTATCTAATTTTGAAAACAAAGAATTAGAATATAAAGAACTTTATAAAAGAATCTTAATTACAAGAAAATTACAAGGAGAAGAAATTGACAAAATAAAAGGAACATCTCCACCTAAAATTCCATCATATTGGCACAGAAAACAAAATATTGAAGAAAATGATACAGAAGAAATAAAAGAACAAAAATATTTTAATAATTCGCTTTTAGCAAATAAAAAGCCATATTTTTTTATTTGGTTGTATCCTTCTTTAAAGAAAGAATATATGCAATATTGTAAATCCTTTAATAGTATTTCTTTAAAAAAATTAGGCTGTACAATAAAAGATTTACTGTATAAAGAAAATAAGTCTAAACAAGAATTAGAACTATATTATCAATATCAAAAATATAACCCTGTAATAGAATCTAATTGTAGTATGAATATTCTTTGTCGAGAGTTTGAAAAGTTGGAAAATAGTATAAAGTTTTCTCTTAAAAATACAACAATATTGGAACAATTTGCAGATAGAAATATAGATTTTGATAATAAAGAAAAGGTACTACAAAAGGTTTATACTTTAGTGAAAGAATATAAAACACATAAAAAATTGAAATATCTTGATAATGTTTTTGAAGAAGATGAAACAACTTTATTTAATCAAATTTATTATAGACAAAAGGAATTTATAAAAACAAATTATCAAAGAGAATTATATAAAATGTTTAGTTGTACAAGGGATTTATTTGATGTTCTTTGTATGATGTGTGATAAATACAATATGAATTATGACGTTATTTGGGAAATTATGCAAGACGATATTGTAGAGCTTATTCCGAAAGATAATCCTACAGTAGTTGTAGAAGATTCAAACGGAATAGAGTATCTAGGTAGAAATCTAAGTTTGGAGGCAATAAATGGCTAAATTTCAAATAGAAGATTTAATCAATTATGGTTTTATGAGTGGTCTTAAAGTAGTAGATATAACCGATAAATATTACTTATTACAAGATAAGTTTGGAAATGTAGAAAATAAGTTGAAAGAATTAGTTGACAAGCATGGAACTCTTGTAAAAGAAAATGTAATACAAACAAAATCTAGTATTCTATATTGTCCCAAATTAAAAGATAAAAAAGAATATGTAGATGAAAGATACAATCCAACAGAAGATATTTTTGAAGCAATAGGCTGGAAAACAAAAGAGCAATGTGAAAAAGATATAAAGGATTTTGATGTTCCAGAAGATTATGAAATTGTAAAAAAAATAACAACAGTTAGGATTGTAAAAATATGAGTGATTGTATTAGTATTTGTTATCCATCGTATCAATGCAAACAATGTAGCAAATGCAAAATATTTATTGGTAATTCTACTGACTATAAAGATAAAAATTATAGAATAGTCGATTATAGTATCTTAATAGGCTTTTCTAAAAAATGTAAGAAGGGAGAAAATAAAAATGAGTGAAAATGTAAAAACTTTTCCAAATGGTGTAAATGCTATACCAGATGAAATATGTTCAGGTTGTCAAAGACCTAAAACTCAATGTATTTGTATAGAAGGGTATCATACTTTAAGTAATGGTTGGCATGTAAGAAAACAATTAACATCAGAAGAAATTGAAGAATTATTTTCAGCAACTTATGGAGTATATAAAAACGGACTTATTAACAAAGAAGGTAATGTATTAAAAGTTGGAACAGACAAAGAAGGAGCTTATTATTTTGGAGCAAAACATTTCTTCTTAAAAAAAGTATTAACATTAACTTTAAAAGAATATACAGAAGAACTATTTTACGAATATCAAGCATTAAATTTAATAGGATTTCAAAATGGTTTATTAGTAGGTACAATACCACAAATATTGCCAGCAGTTCATACTGCGTACAGTTGGTATTTGGATTTAATTCATACTGACTTAACATTATCAAGTCAATTAGGACATTTTTTAAATAAAGGATTAAATTCTATAAAAGAATTGGTTGAAGTATTTGCAACACTAGACGGAGATAAAATAAATAATCTTATGGAAAATTTCAATCAAGCAAAAGAACAATATCAAGAAATTACAGGACAAAAAGATATTAACCAAGAGACCGTATCAAAGGAATAGGAGTTTATAAATGTATATTTATAATGAGGAGACTCATGCGTTAAGAATTTTACGAAACAAAAATTTTAATACTCTAAGGCAACAAAAACAAGAAAAATATGCACTAATCAAATATTTATTATCTATAAATAAAACAGATGATGAAATAAATAAAATCCTAAAATCTATAAAAAATAATCAATTGTCATATATCAATATAGAACACCACGATAAAATAAATTACTCTATGATAAATAGAGCTAAAACAATGAAATTTATAAGAAATGTTACTATTGATATATCTAAGGAAGAATTAGATTTAATTATTGAATTACAAGATGAAATATTAGCCAAAATAATGTATGCTAATCTCATTTATTATAAATATACTACAAATTACACTACAAACTATTTTATTAGTAAAAAAAATAATGAAAAAATATTTGTAAAAGAAAATGAAAATGCTATTTTAAGTTTAGTAGGATTATCTCTCAAATCAAAAGATGCTATACGAGAAGCATATAAAATATTATTGGATAAGGGGTATTATTACATACAAAATTTTAAAGGAGCTAATTATTATAGTTTGCCACTTTTTAAAAGTGATAATATAGCTTTTACTATAAAAAATTTTGATAATGTAATAAAAGAATTACTCTTTTATGATAATCCTACTAAATATTTTAGATGTGAGGTTTGCGGTAAACTTATTGAGAAAAAAGCACCTAACACTAATAATAAAAAATATTGTTCTGAATGTGCAAGATTTGTAAAAATTCAGAAAACACTTGAAAGTCAAAAAAAGCGAAAATAGTTGAAAACACTATATTTGTATTATTATTAGATATTAATATAATATATGAGTAAGAAAACAAGTAATTTATTGCTTGTTTTTTTCTTTGAATTAGAATTGAAAGGAAGAAATGCTATGGGTAATGCAAAAAATGAAAAAACAACACAGCAACTACCCAAAGAAACAGTATCAAAAGAATATAAAGAAATATTAGAATATATTTTTAAAAATGAAAAAATAAATTTTTCAGAATTATTAGAAAATCTAAACGAGAAGTATGATAAAGATATAATAATAAAAAATATTGCACAAATGAAAGAGTATGAAGATGTTGAAATAACACAACTTGAAAACGATAGAGAGATAAAAGCATTAAAAAATTCAGAAGGATTAACCAAAGAAGAATTGCAACATAACGAAAATATTAGAAAATGGGGGGATGGATATAGTGAAGAAGATTTTAGATTTTTAAATCAAAAATTCGATGAGTATAAACAAAGTTTTAATATTCGTAATCCTCAAACAAATAATGATATTATCACTATTTGCCAATTAGAATTAATATTAAAAGACCTATTATTAAGGCAACGAAATAAAGAAGATGTTATAAATGAAATACAAAAAATAAAAAAAACAATAAATGAAACAGCCAATTTAGCCAAATTATCAGAATCAAAACGAACAGCAGATGATTATGGGATTGATAGTCTATCTAAAATTATATCAATAGTTGAAAAAAACCTTATAGAAGAAGGTAACTGGATAGATGCTTACGATATAGTAAATAATGAATTACAAGTAAAAAAAGATGATTATGACTTGTTATTAGATAACTATAATCTTAATGATTGGAATGGTAATTAAATATGGCATATAACAATTTTAGTATGAAACAACTAATAGATAGACACAAACATGACAAAGGAACAACCTTTTCTAATGACCCCATAAAAAAACAGCAATTTAACAAAGATAATTGGAGATTATTTATTGCTTATTATAGATGGTATCCAGATAGATTGGCAACAGATTATTTTGGATTAATTATATATCCTTGGCAAAGATTAGTATTAAGAGCTATTTTTAGAGGCTCTAATGTTGATTTGAATTGTTCAAGAAGAATTGGAAAAACTGAAATATCAAATATTGCAGCTTTTTTATTTTGTGTTTTATATCCTGGTGTAGAATGTTTAATTGTTGCACCAAGTGAAGCACAAGCACAAATTAGTATTAGTAACAAATTTAAAAGTGGTTTAATGCGTAATGAAAATTGTGCAAGAGAAATTAAAAATATTACTAAAACAGAGGTTGAATTTAAAAATGGAAGTATAATAAATGCTAAAGGTGTTGGAGCAGATGGTACAGGTTCTAATTTATTAGGAAATGGAAAACAATTTATTCTAATAGACGAAGCAAGATTAATTGACTTACCAACAGTTATGACAGCAATAAATCCAATGCTTGCAACTCCAAGAAGAAATTGGGGTGAAGCTAACGAAAAAATAGGAAATATAAAATATGAAAATCCTAAACTAATATTAGCATCATCAAGTTGGTATAGAGAACATTCTTATTATACAGATTTCTTCAAAATGTATTATGACGAAATGAAAAAAGGTAATAAAAATTATTATGCTTTTAGTTTTAATTATAAATGGGCTAAAAAATGTTTGAATTATGATAAGGTTCTTGAAGATAAAAGAAAAATGACAAAAGAAGATTTTGAACGAGAATATGGAGCAAAAATGCTAAGAGCAAATGCGACTTCATATTTTAATGCAATAGCAATAAAAGAAGCACGTATTTTAACTAAATGTGAGTTAAGACAAGAACAGAAGTCAAAAGATAGATATATTATTGCACATGATGTTGCAACTGCAGAAAATGGAGATAACGCAATAACCTATGTAATTAAATTAGTTCCAAGAAAAGATGGACTATTTGAAAAACAAATAGTATATCTTAGAAGTTATAATGGAGCTGGAATAGATGTACAAGCAGAATTTATAAAATATCTTTATTGGGAATGTTTCCCTAATACTGAAAAAATAATATATGATGAGAGGTCCGCTCGGTCAACGGAATAATGCCGTATTTCTTAACACCATACAAAAAAGATGAAATAGAAATGCCTATTCTAATAAAAGAAGATGATATTGAAACACAATCACTTTTAGGCAGTAATTGTATTCCTATTGTTCGTGGTGTCAATGCAAGTGAAATGTATAACTTACAACATATACCTTATGCTAATGCTTGTTTATTAAATAAAACTCTTAAACTGCTTGTAAAAAGTAATATTAGTGAAGAAGATTATAAAGCAGATTTAATTACAAAAGAAGAACAATTAGTATTTATAGAACAAGATTTTTTAGAGAAAGAACTATTGAATATAGCACGAATTATAAAACCAAATGGACGGAATAACCTATGGAAAATTATCAGGAAGCAAGAAAAAAGATAGAGTAATAGCTCTTGTATATGGGTTAGCTTATGTAGAAGAAATTGAAAAAGAGGAAATACAGGAAAAAAGAAAAGTACAAGAAAAAAGCTTTTGGCTTGAATTTGCTTCTATGTAGGAAGGAGGAACTATGTCTAGCAAAAAGCAATCATCAAATCGAGAATATAAATTATCAGAACAAGAAGTCATAGATATAATTCAAAAAGCAAGTCAAAGTTTTGAAGTATTAAAAGAATATAATTCAGATATTCCAAAAGCAATGGATTTTGCAACATATTCTTGGAACTTAGCAATGGGTGCATTTAATCCTATGACAACAAATACAACATTAAAAAGCTTAAATGTTCATACTTTAGTTCCGACTAAAGAAAAAATAGATGAAGCATTGCAAGACCCAAGTAATAATGAAGATACTTTAACAAGTTATGGGTTTTATTACTATTTTTCTAATTTAACATATAAAAGAAATATAGAAATATTAAAAGCGTTACCTTCTTTTGATTTATCAATAAGATGTATAAATCTTGAAAAGCCAGAAGATATAAAGAGTAAAGAATATATAGAAGATAATAAAATTGTTAGAGAATTTTTACGAAAGTTTGATTATAGAACCGAATTTAAAATTGTACTTTGGAATCTTATTATGTCTGAAACATATTTTGCTATGTTTAGAAAATTTGACAATAAATATAAATTACAAACATTCCCAAGTAGATATGCTCTTTTAACAGGAGAGTGGGAATATGGACTATTATACGATATAGATATAAATTATTTTTTAAATAATTCAGCAGTTGATATAAATATGTTTCCTGAAACTATAAAGAAAAAATTTAATGAGGTATATGGTAAAAATAAAAAAGAAGGATATAAACCTAGTAATTCTATTGATAGAAGAAATGGTACATTTGCAAATTATGTACAAACATCTCCAAAAGATGGTTTTTTTGCTTTCAAATTCAACATGGCTCATAATCTGAATATTCCTTTTTACTCTGCAACATTATCTGAAATGGCAATTTTACCTGTAATTAGAGATTTACAACTTAATCAATCAATGGCAGCAGCTAAAAAGATTATAGCTGCTGACGTACCGTATATAAAAGATATAAAAGGAGCTGGACTTACAAATAAAGTTGCTATTGACCCAACAGAATTAAAAAAATTCGTAGATACAGTTGCACAAGGTTTGCAAGGTCTAGTTAAATTACTATATACCCCAACAGAAAAATCTGCTGGAATAGAATTTAAAAATACAGATGCAGATGCCTATAATAACTTTATGAGTATTACTTCTCAATTATTAAGTGGTAGTAAAACAAATGTAAATGTATCTAGTAGAGAAAATGCAATACAAACTAAAATAGCAATGAATATGGATGAATTGATAGTAGAAGAAGTATATCCACAATTTAATGATTTTTTAAATTACTATGTAAATAACGAAACGAAAAAATATAAATTTGAGTTTAGGTTCGAGGGTTGTAAAAATGACTTCAGTAAAACGAGACGACAAAATGAAGCGTTTTTATTAGCAGATAAAGGAATTATATCTCTTAATAAAATTGCAAACGCATTTGGTATGAATAAATACGAATTAGAAGATGAAGTAAATGAAGCAAAATACTCAGGATTTACTGATAAATTACAACTTTTACTTAACATCAATACTATGAGCAAAGATAATTTATCAAATAATAATGGCAGACCTAGAAAAAATGATGAAGATTTAAGTGATAGTGGCTTGGCTACTAGAAATACAGGTAGCAATATAGAAAAAGGAGGACAAGTTTAATGTTTATAAAAAATAATGAAAACTTACCACCTAATATAATATGGCTTGAAAAAAATAAAGCAAAAATAATTTTAAATTGTTTTCCAGAAATATCAAGAAGAATAACAAATGGAATTACTGAAATTGCATTTATAGATAGTAATAAACTTAGAGATAAAATAAAAGAATTAAAAATTCAATGTTAGAGAAAAATAAAATCTATCAAGGTAACTGTTTAGATATTATGCTAAATATTGATGATTCATCAATTGATATGATTTTATGCGACCTCCCCTATGGAGTAACGAACAATAAAAAAGATATAATTATTCCTTTTGATAAACTTTGGAAACAATATGAACGAATTATAAAAGATAATGGCGTAATAGCATTATTTGCACAAGGTATTTTTTATGTGGATTTAGTAAGTTCCAATAGAAAACTTTTTAAATATGATTTAGTGTGGGATAAAAAATTAACAAGTGGATTTCTAAATTGTAATCGACAACCACTTAGAAAACACGAACAAATAGCAATATTTTATAAAAAGCAACCTACATATAATCCACAATTTACTATTGGAAAGCCATCTCATAGTAAAGGAAAATGCTTAAACACTCATAAAAATAGTAATTATGGGAAATATGCAGAAGTAGATAACACAAGTAAAAATAAATTTGATAAATTTCCTACCAGCATATTAGAATATCAAAAAATACATCCAAGTAAAGCAGTACATCCCACACAAAAATCAATAGAATTAAGTGAATATTTAATAAAAACATATACTAATAAACACGAATTAGTTTTAGATAATTGTATTGGAAGCGGTACAACTGCTATTGCTTGTATAAATACAGAAAGAGATTACATTGGAATAGAGTTACAACAAAAATATGTTGATATTGCAAATCAAAGAATTAAAGAATTAAAGCAAGTATAAATTTTTTTATATTTGCTTTTTTAGAAGGGAGAGTTGAAAAGTGAGTAAACCAACAGAAATGAAATATGTATTAGAAAAATTTGAAATACTAGATGAAAATTTAGATTCTGATTTTGCACTTTGTAAAATTTATATTTGTTCAGAAGGAAAGAATTTGCATGGAATAGAAATATCTTTGCAAGCAATAATTGATGCTCAAGAAAGTTTAAAAAATAAATATCTAGTAGCAAAAATAAATAAAGAAGGAACTGACTTTGAAGGTCATGAGATAGATGAAAGAATAATCGGACACTTCCCAGAAAGTTCAAAAATGGAGATTGTTCAATACAAAGATAGAAATTTTTTAACAGCACAGGCATTAATTAGTAAAGTATATGCAAGTAAAGACTATTTCATATTAGCAAAAGGTAACAACAAAGGCGTAAGTATGGAAATTAAAGATATAGTATGGAATGAAGATTATACTGTGATTACTAATTTTTCTTTTCATGGTGTAACAATATTAGGAGATTCAAAAACACCTGCAATTCCAAATGCAAATCTGGAAATAATGGTTTTTGAAAGTAATCAACATTATAAAGAATACATAGAAAAGAAAAATATTGATAGTAAAGATTTGCGGAAAGGAGGGTAATATGGCTAAGAATAAGGAATTTAAAGATAATATAAAAACAGAAAAAGACAATAAAGCATCTATGGAAATTAATAAAGCAGACAATGATAATAATACAGAACCAAACAAGCAAGAAAAAAATGAGCAAAAATATGAAGCATTAGAAAAAGAAAATAAATCTTTAAAAGAAGAAAATGCAAGTTTAAAAGAAAAAATTGCCTCTTATGAAGCAAAGGAAAAAGAAGATGTTGTAAATTCAGTATTATACGCAATTGAAAATAGTGGAGTGAAAGATAAAAAAGTATTAGAAGATATTAGGAAAGAAGCAGAAAGATTTACTTTAGATAATATAAATGACTATTATTATATTGCTAAAGGAATGGCATTTTCTTATATCCAAGAGCATGGACTAAATATTCAAAAAGAAGAAGATGGAATAACAAGATTTGCTGGAAAAGAAAAATTAGATTTTAGCAAAGATATTAATAAAAAAGACCCTAATATTTATGGGTAATAATGAATTATAAAAATAATAAAGGAGGTATGCGTAATGGCAGAACATGGAGTATTTATAGCAAGTAGAATGCAAAGTCAAAATGTAGATGCATTAAATAGAAATGCAGTATCAGAAAGTAATTTAGATAATGGTATGGCTGTTATATTAGGTGAATTGTCTAATGAAACAGATAAATCACAAGTATTTGTTGCAACATTACCAACAGATGCAACTGCCAAAGGTCTTTGGATAGTTGACGAACCTGCAAAACCAAATGCTTATGATGAACTAGGTGGAGAATATTCGGTAGGTATAAAAGACCCTAGAAAATTTTATATTCCAGCTGGAAAAGTATTTGCCGTTAGAAAACCACAAGTAGGAGATATATTTAAAATCTCTGCTAATATGATAAGTGGTGATGCCAACAGCTATATTAACGTAGCAAATACAGGCAAATATGCTTTTGCAGAAGCACAAGGAACAGGATTTGTCGCAAAAATTATTGAAAATTCTTATATTTCAATAGGAGTAGTATCTGCAGATTTATCACAAAGAGTAGATGCTTACCTAGTAGAAGTATTAGCAAATTAAGAAAGGAGTATATAAAATGGTAGATATAAGAAATTATAAAAATCTAAATTTTTCTACTTTTGATGAAACAGTAAAAAATGGATACCAAGCATTTTTAAGATATTATGAAGCATATCAAAAAGGATTATCAGAAGTGGAAGCAACAGATGGAAGTAAAATTTCATTTGCTGAAATGGAAAAGAGACAAAAGAAATTTGTAAGAGATGAAGTAAATCGTTTAACAAAATATGATATTTTAAGCGAAACACCAACAATGCAAGAATGTATCAAAGCAACACCAGTATTATTTGAAGTAATAGGAATGATGACAGAGTTAATCTTACCTACTGCAATGAACAAATCAGGTTTAGAAAAAATCTGTGAATTTAGATATATTGGTTGGGGAGATACAGCTAGATTCGATATTAGGTCAAGAGACTTATTTGTTGTTTCTAAAGTTTCAAAAGGTGTAAGACATGCTTTTAACGAAAGAACTTATGATGGAGAAGTAACACTTGCAGCAGAAGCAAGAGAATTAACAGTTGAAGCATCTTTATATAATATTTTATGTGGTACTGCAAGTTTAGCGGAATTTGTAAGCAAAGTAATTATGGCTTTTGAAAATAACTTAATAAAAGATATTTATACATGTCTTTTAGGTGGAACAAGCGGTTTAGCAACAACAGGCTCAAAACAATTACAATTAAATGGATATACTCAAGATGCTTATGTTGCATTAGCTCAAAAAATAGGTGCATGGAATGGTTCTGAACCACTAGCAATAGGAACAAAACTTGCACTTAATAAAGTAACTCCAAGTGGCTCAAATTATACAGTTCATACTGAGCTTGGAAGTGAATTTACAAGACTTGGATATTTAACTGATATGATGGGAATAAATACATTAGAATTAAAACAAGTAGCAGATTATACAGTAGAATTTGGAACACTTATTGACGATGATAAAATATTCTTAATATCACCAATAGGAAAACCAATAAAAGTAGTATTTGAAGGAACACCAATTGCAATACCTGCTGAAAACTTTAACTATGCAGACTTAAAAGTTCGTACATCATTAATTAAAATGTATGGTGTAGGATTTATAAGTAATGCGTTAATAGGTAGAGTAAATTTAACTTAAAATAAGATAGGCAATAGTTATATTTAACTGTTGCCTATTTTTAAAATTAGAATTGAAAGGAATAAAAATATATGGAAAATGTAAAATCTGAAAATGAATTATTAGCTGAAAAAGATAGAGAAATCGAGGAATTAAAGGCAAGATTAAAAAAAATTGAAGATTTTGAATCTTTAAAATATCAAGTAAATGAAAAAGAAGATATTTGTTTTATATCATTAAGTATTCCAAAATTAAGTTTGCAAACAGGAAAAATGGGTGATACTGAACCAGAAGTTTTTGAAGAATTTGGAGAAACAAAATTAATAGATTATAAAACAGCAAATGAAATAGTTAAAAGAAATATGAAATTTATTAAAAATGGTTTAGTATGGATTGATGATGCATTCTTTATAGAAAGAGAAAATTTATCAAAACTATTTAAAAATATTAAAAAGCGTGAAGAATTGGAAGCTCTTGCTACTACTAAAAATCGTGATTATTTTGAAAAAGAATTTTCTAGCTTAGTAAAAGGTCAAAAACAAACTGTAGCAGAATTAATACAAATGCAATATGAAAAAGGAAAACATGACCCAGTTATAGTAGATTCGGCAAATAATATATTAAGCAAAGAAGAAGGAAAAACAGTAGATTTAATAAAAGAATTAGAAAGGTTTAAAGCACTAATGCAACCAAGAATAGAAATAAAATAGAAGGAGGATAATCTGATGACGACTTATGACGAAGTTATTGATATTGCTATGATTAGCATAAATGATTATGAATTAAATAAAATAACTGCAATATCAAAAGAAAACTTTGATATATTACAAAAAAGTTTAGATTATACTACTTACTACAATGAGTGCAATAGTCATATTCCTGAATTTATAAATCCTGTTACTGCAAAAAAATATGATTATATAAAATTTAAAAAATATGCGAGTTATGAAGATTATATAAAGGATATTGAAGATACAATACTTAACAAAATGTATGCGTATCTAATAAAGGCTATTCCACACTTTGAAAAATGTCCTAAAGTATTTAATAGAAATGACGAACTAAAACAATTTAATGAAGATTTAAACGATGTTGAAAAATCTATACTTGCTGACTTAACTGTACTTGCATGGCTAGAAAGAGAAAATAACGATATAAGACAAATTAGGGCTATGATACAAAACAAATCTGAGGCCAATAGATATAGTGAAGCTAACCTTTTGAAAGAACGAACTAATAAAGAACAGATACTAAAAGAAACAATAAATACACGTATTACATCTTATGATATAAAAAATAATTTTAAAGATTGGAAATTTTAATTATGGATATAAAATTATATACAAAACATATATTTAGGCTATTACCAATATACGAAAAAGCACAGATAGATAATGATTACACAAATTATTTACAATCAATAGAATATGCAATTAATGAAATATCTAAATATAAAGATAATGAGATAATTAGTAATATTATTGAATGTTTAAACGAACTTAAAAATCATCACAATTATAATCATTACAACGTAAGGAAAGTAGTTTTATTTTGTGTAAATAGGCTAAAATTTCTTAAATAATAGGAGTGTTGATTATGGCTTTTAAATTTTCAAATGCTTTTAAATCCTCTGAAACTCCAAGAGATTTTTACGAAGAATTAAATAAAAATATATATGAGCAAAGTTTTGAAAATGCACCAAATTATTATGCAGTTGATTGTCCTACTCCTTTTGAATATGAGTATCCTTATGGAAGTAATAAATGGCATAGAGTGGAATGTAGAGTAGATAATATTGTTCTAGCAAATACTGGTACAAAAAGCGGTAATGACTATAAAAATTTCATATTTAAGCCTAACTTTTCTTTAAATATCCTTTATGGTATGAAATTCAAATGGAAAGATAATTTTTGGCTAGTTCAAAATACTGATGGTATGAGTTCCCATACAAGTAAGTCATGTGTTGCAAGAAGATGTAATAATGTACTTAGATTTTATAATAAAGATGGAAAAAAAGTATATGAACCTTGTTGCATGGATGATGTTATTAGATTTACAAATACCAATAGAACACAAGAAATTGTAACTTCTCGTGGTGAATATGTAATATTAGTTCAAAGAAATGCTAATACATTGCAATTAAAGCCAAATGATAGATTTTTATTTGGTACACCTGAACAAAGGGAATGTTTAAGAATTTATGGAACAGGTATAAGAAATTTTATAAATAGTTATACAGACGATGAAAATAGTCCTTCTCTAACTCAAATTTACCTAGAACATTCTCAATTTGATATTCAATTAGATGATTTAGAAGGAGGCTTTTGCAATGCCTATAAGAATCATTTAAAAATAGAAATTGAAAATAATTCTACTGTATATCAAGTAGGAACTCAAAGGATATTAAAAGCAATTGCATATAAAAATAGTAATGTTATAGATAGAGTAATTAAATGGAAATCAAGTAATGAAAATATTGCAACAGTAACAGAGGATGGAAACTTTACTGCAATAAATAGTGGTAATGTTAGTATCACAGCGTTTTTGGATTGCAATAATGATATTTATAGTACATTAGATTTACAAATTAAAGAAACCTCTAGTGAAGAAAATAATACCATTGAAATCAGTCCAAATATAACTTATCTATTATCTGGCAAAGGTCAAAATGAGCAAGAATTTGAAGTGTATTTATATAAAAATGGAGTGAAACAAGCAGATACTTTTATAATACAAGATACAAGCGAAGATGTGCCAAAAAGCAATTATAAAATCATTATAATAGACGGAAATCATTTTAAAGTAGAAAATCTTGGAATGTATATGAATAAACCAATAAAAATTACTTGCACAAGTGGAAATATATCTAAAACAATTAATATAGAATTAAGGGGGCTATTCTAATGAAAGATTATCAGAAAAAAGCTTATAATAAGTTAGAATTATTGCCTGAATTGCCTTATAAAATACTAGAAAGATTGATGACAGATGAAAAAGCTGAACTTATATGGAAATTAATAAAATACAATGATAATGATGCTTATTTAAAACCAAATTTAACATTAAAAGAAAAAGCTGCAATGATTTATAATGGAGAAGGAGATATAAGTAATTATAATATATTACTAGACCCTTATGATGATGAAACAACAGTACATGAAAAAACATTTTTAAGAATATATAATGGAAATAATTATCCAGAGGACCATATAAAATCTATACAAGAAGTTGTACTTGAAGTATATTGTCATACAACTCTTTCTACTCTTAAAAATTATCAAAATAGAGTAGATGCTATTATACAATGTATATTTGAAACAATAAATGGAGCAGATACAGGACAATTGGGTCATTTGTTTTATAATAATTCTTCAAGAGCAGGATGTAAAATTTGGGCGATAGGTACAAAACCATATAAGGGAAAACTTATCATTTTAGGTACTAGAATATGATGAAAGAATTAGAACAAGAATATGCAAATCTTTTGTATTTTGATAAGCCAATTCCATATAAAAATTTAGAAATATATCCAATTAGAGTAGAAAATTATTTGCTATTTCATAACTTTGTATCATGTTTTTTTATAGATAAAAAGCAACAAATAGAATATATAAATATGTCATATTTAAAATTTTTAATTGAAGAATTTACACAAGGCAATACAATTCCTATTTATCATTTTGTTTTATTGTTGGAACTTTGCTTAAAGAAAAAATTTACCAAGCAAGATGGAAACAATATTCTATTTAAGGATTTTGAATTTGGATATAAAGATAATAAACCATATTTTAAAATAGGTAAATTTTTTTATAGTAATTCAGATTTAGAACAAATAAAAAATATTATATGTTTGCAGCAAGGCTTAGTAAATGAAGAAGAACAAATTGATAGTGAGCTTAAAAGTTTTTTAGAAAAATCTTTAAAATTACAACAAATAAAAAACTTTGGAGATTTAGAGGATTTAATTGTTTGTGTAACTATATCTACAAATTATAAATTAGATGATATTTATAATTTGCCAATCAGAAAATTTAATAAAATATTAGAACGAATTGATAAAAAAATGAATTATAAAATAATGAAAACTGCTGAAATGTCAGGTATGGTAAAATTCAATCATGAAATAGAAGATTGGAGAACAGATACTGATTATCGAAGCAAGTATGATAGTGTTTTAATGAAAAAAGAAGAATTTGATAATAAATTTAATAATAATAAAAACTAAAAGTACTAGATTGCCTGGTACTTTTTTAAAATTTTAATATAGGGAGGAATGTATTATGTCTTTAGAAAGATACGTAACAACTGTTGCAGATGCCTTAATATTTGATAAATTAAGTGGAGCATTATTTGCTTATGCATCTCTACGTTCATCAACATTTGCACAAACAATAAATAATGTTGATATTAGAGGTGGCGTGGATGCCATGCTTAAATTAGTATTTAGCAATCAAAAAGATGCTACTTTAACATTAGAAGATGTCGAATATAAATTAGAAACAATAGCTTTGCAAAACAATGTACCTATTATTCAAGGTAGCGAATTTTTTGGTACAGAAGCAGTAAGTGTAACAAATGGTAATGGAACAGTTACCAAAACACCATTACCATTATTAGGAGGAACTGCCGAAGGTTGGGTAAGCTATACAAATAGCGAAGGTAGAAAAATAGAAAATGAAAAGGTAACGTTTACAGGTAATTCTTTTACACTAAATGATACAACATTCACAGGTGAAGTTTGTATCCAATATGTAAGAGATGAATTAAATGCTAGAAGTGTTACAGTAACTACTGCTACTAAAAATAGAGCCGTTGCAGTATTATTAAAATTCAGAGAAACATTAAAAGAAACAGGAAATACAACTGCCTTAGCAGATGTTGGAGAAGGTCAACTATATATACCAAATGCAATTATTCTTCAAGATAGTGAATTAGCATTTACTATGGATGCGGCATCTAGTCAAAAAATGACAATTAGAGCTTTATCAAATGGAGCTAGAAGCATTAATTGTAAATCAGAAGGAGAAGATTTATATATTGTAAGAGAATATATAAGTTCTGGAAATTGGTATGATGACGTTATAGGTATTGGAATTGATGGTGGAGATGACCTTACTGTACAAGCAGGAAATACTATAAATGTAAAACTTACAGCCTATAAGAATGATGGCACAACTATTACTTTAAATACAACAGATAGATTAGCAGGATTAACTATATCAACATCTAATGATACAGTTGCAACAGCTACAGGAAATGTTATAAGTGGTGTATCTGCTGGAAATGCAACTATTCAATATTTAATTACTGAAAAGCCAAATGTATTTGCTAGTGCAAATGTAACAGTTGAATAATGGAAATTTGTAAATATGGAACGGAAGTAGTACAAGGGTTGACACGTTTTATCAGATGTGAAGAAACGAAAGAACCTTGTACTCTCCAAAGATATTGTCCGACAGAAAAACGTTGTGTTAATGTTGATTGCTATTTTGCTATCTGTAAAATATTAGATAAAAAAAGAGAGGAGGAACATCATGGATAAAGAATATAAATTTGTTTCAAAATTTATAGAAGGTAAAACTTATAAAGAACTAACAGACGAAGAAATTGAAAAATTAAAATCTGGTATTGGTGTAAAAAAAGAAGATAAAGAATATATAGATTCTTTGGAAAAAGCTATACAAGAATCAGAGGAAAAAACTAATAATGAAATAGTTGATAGCGAACAAAATATAGAATTATTAGACTCCAAAAATGAAATAAAAGAAGATGAAAAAGTTATTGTTCAAAAAGAATCTAATGCAAAAGTTGAAGCAGGTATAGAAGTTATTAAAGCAATAGGAAATGTTTTAAAATTAAAAAATGGTGAAACAGTTAAATTAAGTAAAGAAAAACTAAAAGAAAAACCTTTTTGGCGTAAAGGAGATGTGTATTATGGCTAAGAAAAATAAAAATAGTGATAATGAAGAAACAGTAAAAGAAACATCTTCAAAAGTTGGTTATAGAATTGTTTTAAAAACAAAGACTTTTATTATAATTGATAAATATGGAATAAATGTAAGAATCAACTTACCTATTCAAGAAATAGTTAAATATGAAGTAGGAGATATATATTATTTATAAAATGATATTGGATATACTTAAATATTTATGTGAAAGGAGTACCACTTATGGAACATTTACCACTTATTTTAGGAGCAATAACTATAATTTCTACTATACTTTCTGTAGGTATTTCAGTTGGTATATCACAAGCTAAGCAAAAAATGTTTGAAAATCAGTTAGAGCAAAGTAATAAAATAACTCGTTTGAATGAACAAAAAATAGCTGTAAGAGATGAAGAAATGAAAGTAGTTCATAAACAGATAGAAGAACTTGCAGAAAGATTAACCAGTTTTGATAAAATACTAATTGAAATAAATATAAAACTTACAGAAATTCTTACAAGATTAAATATTGAGAAATCGCAAAAATAGTAGTGTAAAAGCTACTATTTTTATTTTTTTATGGAGGTGATTCTATGAATTGGCAAGCAATAATTGTTCTAGCTTTAATAGTAGAGGGAATTGTTACAAATTTAAAATTCTTATGGTCTAAGGAAGAATTTAGTATTTCAAGATTAGTGGCTTTAATTGTCTCAATATTAATAGCAATACTAACAAATGCAGATTTATTCTCACTTGTTTCATTACCTGTTTCAATTCCTTTTATAGGAGCTGGTCTAACAGGTGTATTAGTTTCAAGTGGTGCAAATTTTATTTATGATTTATGGGATAAATTAACAAGTTTGAAAAAGGAGGGTTAATTTTATGGAAGAAGAAAAAGCGAATATTGAAAATGGCGATTTTAATACAGATGGAATTGATGAAGAAACAAAAAAAGACTTAGAAAATAATAAATAGTTTGGAGGTATAACATGAATTTGAAAAAATGTATATTAACAGAAAATGAATGTTATAAACGAGGCGATAAAATTACTCCTATTGGTTTCATGTTACATTCAACTGGTGCTAATAATCCTTATTTAAAACGATACGTTCAACCAAATGATGGAGCTTTAGGAAATAATATCTATGGAAACCATTGGAATAAATTTAGACCAGACGGAAGGCAAGTTTGTGTACATGGGTTTATCGGAAAATTGCAAGATGGAAGCATAGCAACATATCAAACACTACCTTGGGATTATAAAGGATGGCATTGTGGCGGAAGTGGTAATAGCCAATATATAGGCGTAGAAATATGTGAAGATGGTCTTGCAGATAATAATTACTTTATGCAAGTATATAATGAAGCAGTTGATTTAGTAAGTTACTTGGCTAAAATGTATGGATGGGATATTAACTCAAATACAGTTTTGTGTCATAGCGAAGGCTTTAAAAAAGGAATTGCAAGTAATCACGCTGACGTGATGCATTGGTTTCCTAAACATGGTAAGTCAATGGATACATTTAGAGAAGATGTTAAGAAAAAAATAAATGGAACTGTAAATATTCCAAGTCCAACTCCAATAGAGCCTGTTGGTAGTTATTTAGTAAAAGTAACAACAGATGCCTTAAATGTTAGAAATGGTGCTGGAACAGGATATAGTGTAAATACTTGTATAAGAGATAGAGGTGTTTATACGATTATAGAAACTCAGAATAATTGGGGAAAATTAAAATCTGGTGCTGGTTGGATTTGTTTAGACTATACTAAAAAATTAGATGATAGCAATTCAAATAAATTATATTCTGATACGCTAGATATAAAAGTGGGAAATAAAGTAAAAGTACAAAATGGTGCAAGAACTTATACAGGTGGAGGATTAGCTTCTTTTGTTTATAGCAATACTTACGATGTTATAGAAATAAATGGCGATAGAGTTGTTATAGGCAAAGGAAAAAATGTAACAGCAGCAATAAATATAAATAATTTGATAAAAATATAAAAATGTATGTTATAATAATAAAAACATATTTTTTATCCTTTTTGTGAAAAATACTATTACACTAGATGTTTACATTAGCAGGTATTATCAAAAATACATCTTCTATAATACAATACTGTAGAAAGAGGAGGGAAGATATGTTAAAGAAGCAAATTGTTGAATACAATGATTTCGGTCATATAAATGTTAAATTAAAAGAGAAAATGGACGAAGCAGGCGTAACAATTTATGAATTAAGTAATAAATGTGATATTAGATACCAAACAATAAAAAATCTTATTGAAACTGAAAAAATAACAAGACTAGATTTCAATGTTTTATCAAAATTATGCTATGTTTTTGATTGTACAACTGGCGATATAATTGAATATGTACCACCAACCCCTAAAAAAAATAAATAGCATACACAAATAAAGTCATTCGTGGCTTTATTTTTTTGCTTAGGAGGGAGTGTGTTCTAAATGACAGTAGATAGTAAAAAGCCAATAATGATTTTTGCAAAAGACAGAGAATATAATGGAAACACTTTTCGAGTATATAGTACTGGAATATCAAGCAAAAGCCAAGATGGAACTTATAATAATGCTTATATCCCAGTAAAATTTAGAAAAGGTATTATATTAGAAGATAGACAATTAATAAATGTATTGAGTGCATGGCTTATGCCAATAAAAATAGGCGAAAATTTTGCAGTAGGAATATTTGTAAATGATTTTAATTTAGTAGAGAAAAATTCTTCAAATAATACCACAAATAACAATAATGCAATATCAAATAGTTATAATAGTATGGATGATTTGCCCTTTTAAAATTATAAGAGTAGATGAATATATTGAATTTAATATATTTATCTACTCTTTTTTTAAGCTTGTTTTAATTGGGCTAATAATCTTTTATCACTATGCAAATATCCATTAGTTGTAGAAATATTTTTATGTCCTACATAAGCCGCAATATCTACAATATTATCACCTTTATAATTTCTATCTGTTATAAAAAAGTGTCTAATTTTATGTGATGACATTTTATTAGCTTTATTTAGATTACACCTTTTAGCAATATTTTTTAAAGCACCATTAATATTTCCTAAAGACATTCTATAACCATTTTTACTGATAAATAATAAATTTTGATGTTTATTATTTTTTGAAAGAATCTTTTCTCTTTTTGGTAAATAATTTTCAATTGCATCTATCATTTTTTGAGTAAAAGCAATTGTTCTTTCATTAGAAAATTTACCAATTAAAGTATATTCTCTCATTTCTTTTGCTTTTAAATAATCTTCATAGGAAATATCTATTAGTTCACTAAATCTGCAACCACTTTCTGAATAGCAAGTAAGAAGTGCAATTATTGTTTTATCTTTTGTGTGGTTTAACATTTCATTAATATCATTATCAAATAAAACAATTGATTCTTTTGTAGGAACTCTTAATTGTTTAAATTCTAATATCTCATAGGGAATATCAATATGTTCTACTGTCCTTAGATATTTGCAAAATGACTTAAATGCAGAAATGGCAGTATTAATAGTGCGATTATCATTACCTCTTTTGGTTAGTAGTGAAATCCAATTATTAAAATTCTCAAATGTAATTTCGTCATATTGATAATCTCTTATACGATATACGTAATCATTAGCAGTTTTAGGGGTTAAACGCCATATATTTATACAATATGTTTTATATTTTTCTAAAATTATTTGATTCATACACTCACCTTCAATTTATAGATTATTTTTCTTAAATATAGTATAGCACCTGATTTTAACCAAACTAGATATTTAAAAAAATTTGAAAGGATATGATTTTATGTATAAATTTACGATACCTGTACATCCAATAACAAAAAAGAATAATCCAAGAATATTTCATAACAACAATAAAACTATCGTATTACCAAGCAAAGCCTATGAAAAATTTGAAAATGATTGTTTAAAGGTAATACCTAGTAAATATAGGATAAAAATTGATTATCCTGTAAATATAAAAGTTCTTTATTATGTAAAAACAAAAAGAAGAATTGATAAAACTAATTTAGAAAGTGCAATAATGGATGTATTAGTTAAAGCAGGAGTATTGGCAGATGATAGTGCAATAGGTCCAGCCATAGTTGTATCTACTGACGGAAGTAGAGTACTTATTGATAAGATAAATCCGAGAATAGAAATAGAAATAACTAAAAATAATGTTGTATATTGACATTTTTGTAAATATTTGGTATTATTTGCAGAGTTACAGTAGAAAGCATACAGTAAAAAGAATAACGTAAAGAAAGGAGTTGTTTTTATGTCTAATATAGTGGAAATTAAATCGATACAGATTAATAAAAGAACTACCAATCGTACTAATAAATATAATAATGATGATAACTATTTTAATTTAATAAGTAAATTAAACAAACAAAAAGAATACATAGAAAATGATATGAAAATAAATGATATAGAAAATGTTTTAGTAAAACAATATGAAGTTCCATACAATATGATAGCAATGTTAATAGACAATATAAATGAAAAAGTTGCAATGGAATATGAAGCCCAAATGGTTAATAATTTATGAGAAAGGAAAATGTAAAATGGCAAAAGCAGGTGTTGTAAGACCATTAGAAGTTGGTGGTAGAATAGTAATTGAATCTACAATAAGAAGCGAACTAAATATAGTAGAAGGAACACCTATAAGGATGATGGTTGATGATATTGGAGATATTATCTTAGAACCAATAACAGATAAAAAGAAACAAGACACAGAAATAGGAACAATAAGAAAAGTAGATAAAACAGGACGATTTGTTATTACTGCTGACATTAGAAGAAGATTAGAACTAGAAACTAAAAGCCTTCTTGAAATGAACGTAAAAGATGGTAAAATTATTTTAAGAAAATATGGAGTTGGTTGTATCTTTTGTGATAGTAATAAAGATATAAGCAATTATAAAAATAAAAAAATTTGTTATAAATGTTCAATGGCAATAACAAATAAAACTTTAAGAAAAATCGAAAAACAAAATTCAGAAAAGTATATTGTTTAAAATGTAGCACCCAAATATAGGGTGTTTTTATTTTGTGTAAAAAGTGGGGATTTTATGAACGAAATAGAAAAACAAATTAATCAAGTTTTATCAGAAGTGATAAATGAAATAGCAGAATTATATTTACAAAAGCTTTCTGAATATATAGAAAAATATGTATATAAGCCTAAAGAACCAAAACAGTATAAAAGAACATACGAATTTTTAAATTCTTTTCAGAGATTGCCACAAGCTAAGAAAGTAATGAAGGAATTTATACAAGAAGTTTATTTTGATAGTAATAAATTAACATATAATCAACAAACTAGTGGATTGTGGCAACATGGTATTGAAGGAAATAATTATAGTAAGAAGATGTCAGAAATATTAAATAATGAAACATTAAATAAAAAATATAGTCAAGTTGAAGGAGCTTTAAATATTGGAATAAACGGATATTATTGGAATGAGTTTTTAAAGTATATTGATGAAAATATAATTAGAGATATAAAAAATGGTTTTATTAAGAGAGGGGTGATGCTCAAGTAAAGAGTTTAAGTTTAGTCTAACAGGTACACTAGATATTACAAAAACAACATCACAAATAAATAGAGATATTGCAACAATAGAACAAAAGGTAAAGCAAATAGATTTATCACAAACAACTCAAAATGCAGTTAATTCAACAAATAAATTATCTAATTCAGTAAACAATGTAGGAAATGAAACTAGAAAAGCAGCCCAAGAGATGGGCTTTTTTGATACTAACATAGGAAAAGCTGCAAAGTCTTTCTTTACTTTCATGTCTATTGCAACGGTTACTCAAACAGTTGTAAATGGAATAAAAGCAATGGTAAATGAAGTTGTAAGTTTAGATGCATCTTTAACAGAATTAAAAAAGGTTACTGATTTAGAAGGTAACAGTTTAGACGAATTTACTAAAAAAGCTTATGTAGCTGGAAAAACAGTTGCTAAAACAGGAAATGATATGGTACAAGCAGCAACAGAGTTTGCAAAAAGTGGATATAATCCAGATGAAGCATTAGAACTAGGAAAAGTAGCATTAATGTACACCAATATTTCTGACGAAATTTTAACTGCTAGTGATAGTGCAAGTATTTTAATAGCACAAATGAAAGCTTTTAATATACAAGCCAATGATAGTATGAGAATTATCGATGTTATAAATGAAGTTAGTAATAATTTTGCGGTAAGTTCAGGAGATATAGCAAAAAATTTAGGAAAAGTATCTGCTTTATGGGCTAACTCAGGTGGAGATTTAGAATCATTAGTTGCAGTTATGACTGCTGGAACAGAAATAACTAGAGATGCAGGTTCAATGGCAAACGCAATTAAAGCATTAATAAATAGATTACAAGGTATGAATGATGAAGGTGAAAGAGACCTAGAAATTAAAGCTAAACAAGAAGAATTATTCCAAAAATTAAATCTTTCTTTATATGATAATGAAGGAAAATTAAAAAATGTTTATGAAATTTTAAATGATTTAGCTCCTGTATATCAAGAGCTAGATAATGCAGAAAAAGGATATGTAACATCTACTTTGGCAGGAGTGCATCAAAGTGGAAGATTAGCAGCAATTTTAACCAACTGGACTGTGGCACAAGAAGCCTTAACAACGGCACAATATGCTTCTGGTAGTGCTATGAAAGAAAATGAGAAAGTACTAGACAGTATTCAAGGACATTATCAACAATTACAAAGTGCATTTCAAGAACTAGCCACAAGTTTAATTGATAGTGGACTTGTAAAAGGTATTCTCGATTTAGGAACAGGTTTATTAAAAGTAGCGAACAATGATAGTGTAAAATTTATAGCAAAAGTAGTTTTAATAACAACAACATTATCATTAGCAGCAAAAGGATTTCGTGCATTGAGTACATCTCTTGCAACATATAAAACACATTTAATTGCAGGAATTTTAATGTCTCAAGGATTTAGTGCATCTCAAGCTTTAATGATAGGAAGTAATGCTAGTTTAACAATGTCTTTTAATGCCTTAACAGTAGCAATGTTATCTAATCCATTATTTTGGGGAGCATTAGCTGTTGCAGGTATTATGGGAATTATAAAAGTAATCGATTCTTTAACAATATCTTATGAGGAACAAGCAGAAATTGTAGATAATTTAAAACAAGAGTATGAAGATGTAAAGGCAAAAGTATCTGAAACTGAAAATGAATTACAAGAAGTTCAAGATAGAATAAATGAATTAGAAAAAAAGGATAGTCTAACAATCATAGAACAAGAAGAAATAAATAAATTAAAAGAAGAAAACGAATTATTAGAAAAGCAACTGATAATATTAAAACAAACCGAGGAAATAAAGAAGAAAGAAAAAGCACAGGCTACATTAGAATTAGCAAAAAAATTTGATTATACTCCTGAAGATACAAGGAAAGCTAGGAGAGAAGCAGAAAATATAGGGAAAGATATTTGGCATAAAACTTATGGCTCTGTTGGTGAAAGTAATTCTAAAACAGGATTATACGAAGAAAATAGCAATGCAATAAAAAAACTTAATGATGAAATTGATAGATTAAAAAAAAGACAATCAGAATTAAATATTGAAACAAAAGATGGTAAGAAAGAATTTGAAGAAGCTAGCAAAAAGATAAGTGAATATGAAGGATATGTAAAACAATTAACAGATGAAAATACAGAGCTTGCAAACAGTTTTACAGAATGGATAAAAGATTTAGAAGGTGGAAATGAAGAAGCAGAAAATTTTAGACAATATTTAATATCGCTACAAAATCAAACTGCAGATATGATAGATAATTCTGAAACGATAACAGAAAAAACAGAAGAAACAACTGAAACATTTGAAGAAGCAAAAGAAAAATTAAAAGAATATAACGAAGAAATAGATAATTTACAAGAAGCATACAGTACATTAGAAACTGCGGTTGAAGAATATAATGAAAATGGATATGTAACATTAGATACATTACAAGCATTATTAGATTTAGATTCACAATATCTTGCATTATTAGACTTAAAGAATGGAAAATTGTCTATTGGTTCAGAACAAACTCAAAATTATGCAGATACTTTAAAATATGTAGCACTTGCTTCATTACAGGCCGCTTATGCAGAGGATATGAATAATTTAGCAATAGGAGAAACAAACGCATTAAGCCCACTTGCAAAATCAGCAATTAATGAATTGGGTGGAGCAATGGATACGGCAGGAACAATTGCACAAGCACAAGCAGGTAATCTATTTAATTTTGCCGCAGGAATAGCAGCAATAAAGGAAGCAAATAAAGGAGAAGGCTTTGATGAAGGAGCTTTAAAAAGTAGAATTGATGCCATCAGTAGTGCTTATAATAAAGTAGCTCAAAATATTTCTAGTTTAAAAGTTGGCGGTGGAATTACAGGAAGCAAAGCTAAAAGTTCTTCTAATAAAGGTTCATCTAGTTCTTCAAAATCAACTAAGGAGTGGTGGGAAACTGAATTTGATAATTTAAAACAACAATTCCAATATAGTGAAATAACAATAGAACAATATATTGGTGGTTTAGAAAGTGTTTTATCACGTTTACAAGTTGGCTCTGATGCATGGAAAAAAATTAATGATGAATTACAAAAACAAAAATTAAATAAAATTAAAGACGATTATAGTGCATCTAAAATAACTTTAGACCAATATATTCAATCATTAAAACAATTGCAAAAACAATATAAAGAAAATACAGAAAGTTGGAAAGAATTAAACGAAGAAATAAACAAACAAGAACTAAATAAATTAAAAGATGATTATTCTGATGCTAGAATTTCATTAGAGCAATATATAGAAGGCTTAAAATCTCTACAAAGACAATATAAAGAAAATACAGAAAGCTGGTTAGAATTAGCAAAAGAAATAAAGAAATCCTTAATAGAACAACAGAATGAATATAAATCTGATTATGAAAAGGCTTATGATGGAGTTAAAAAACTTATTGACGATGAGATTGAAAAAATAAACGAATTAAAGGAAGCTACTCAAAAGAAATATGATGATGAAATTGAAGCAAAACAAAAAGCAAATGAAGAAACAAAAAAAGAAATAACACTTTTAGAATTGAAAGAAAAATTAGAAAATGCTAAAAATGAAAAAAATAGAAAAGTTTGGAATGAAGCATTAGGAACATGGCAATGGGTAGCAGATGAAACTGCTATAAATGAAGCTCAAAAAAATTTAGATGATTTTCTATTTGACGAAGAAATAAAAAAACTAGAAGAAACAAGAGATACAGAATTAGAAGTTCTTGAAGAAAGAATAAATGGATGGGAAGATTATAAAGAACAATGGGAAGATATACTAAATGAATATGAAGATACTCTAAATTATAAAATGATGCTTGAAAAATTAGGGGCAGATTCAGAAGCAAAAGTATTAGCTCAAAGACTAGATGTATTAAAGAAATTTAGAGATGAATATATTAAAATACAAGAACAAATAACAAAAATAGATAACATGTCAACAAATGAAGTAAGCGGAAGTACTAATCCAACAACTACTAATAAAAACGATAATAATTCAAATGATAATAGTAAAAAAGAAAATTCAAGCTATACTGTAAAAAAAGGAGATACTTTATCTGGAATTGCGAAACAATTTGCTACAACATGGCAAAAAATTTATAACATGAATAAATCCATTATAGGAGGAAATCCTAATTTAATTATACCAGGTCAAAAACTTACTATACCAGCTTATAGTAACGGAGGAATTGTTGACTTTACAGGACTAGCAATGATGCATGGTTCAAAAACACGCCCAGAAATAGTATTAAATAGTCAACAATTATTAAAAATGTTTAGCTTAATTAATGCAATGCCTAAACCAACTAGCAATCTTATTGAACCTAATAAAACCACTCAGAATACTTATAAAATAGAAAATATTACTCTACCTAATGTTCATAATGGTAGAGATTTTTTAAATGAATTACAAAAAGAAATAAATTTGAATAAATAGAAAGGAGAGGCTATGATATATCAACCAAGAAATTTACAAGTTCTTAAAACATCTTTTGATGGCTTGCAAGATAATATATTGCAATATCAAATAGCAACGAATAATAAAATAATTGCTTATGAATTATTTATATTTGATGTAAACCATAACCTTTTTTATGATAGCAGTAAAATAAAACTAAGTCCAAACTTATACAATAATGATATTTTAACTATTCCTCTCCCTTTATCTATAAATTTAGAAAATGGAACTAATTACAGATATAGTATAAGGTTATGGCAAGATTTTCTTGATATTGAAGTATCAAAAGGGAAAATACAATCAATATCTACACAAACTAAATTCGTAATAGTTTCAAATGTAAATATAAAGTTAGGGATGTATGTTGGAATAAATGGAGAAGCAAAACAAATTACAGCGTATAATTCTACAACAGGAGAAGTAACAATAGAAGATTCATTTTCTACAACAATATCAAAGGGAACAGATTACATTATAATAAGTGATTTTATAGACCAATTTCCAGAAGAAAATTTATATATAAGAAATTACCCACAAGTATATATTACAAATATTCAAACTATAACAACAAAATCTTATACATTTAAAGGTGCTTATATTCAACAACAAAATGTACCTGTTGTTCATTATACATTTAATATTTATCAAGATACAGGAGATATAGAAACAAAAAAATTACTTATGACTTATACTAATAATAGTGCGAATATTGAATGTTATTATGATGGATTTTTAAACGGACAACATTATTTAATAGAACTAATAGTATTAAATGAATTTAATATAGAATCAAGAACAGAGCTATTATCTTTTACAGCACAATATGATACACCAGCATATTTAGAAAAACCTCAAATTGAATATATACAAAACAGAAATGCTAACAAAATACAATTTCAAGCAGATGTTATGATACCAATGTCAACTCAATATCAAGGAGCAGTAAGAGGAACTATTTTATCTAAAATAAATAATACCTATTTTATAGTAAATCAAAACCTAAATATAGAAAAAGGAGATACTATAATAATTGGAAACTATAACAAAGCGATTGTATTAGATTATGATACATCTTCTGGAAATCTTATTACAAGTTCATTTATTGTAAATCCAAACACCAATGAAGAATTCTACATCAATAAGCAAATAAAAGAAGGAGAAAGTGGAGTAAATATATTTGTAGATACACCATATCGTAAAGTTAATTCTGCAAACTTAAATGCAAGTCTTGTTTATGACGGAAACACTATTCCACAAGGTATTATAAATGATTTACCAACAGAATTCCAATTTACTACGCAATTAAGATTTAATGAGGAGTTTTTAAATCAAGTACACAATAATAAATACGGATATTCTAGCATATTTGATATAAATTGCGATGAATATGATTGTATAGGAATAAAAGTAGGTATTAGAAAAACTGACCTAATAACATTGATACCAAAAGATACTGAATATAATACTTTAACAAATCAAACTCAAACTAATAGTACTATTTATATAACCAATCCATTAGATTTTGGTAATCAAAAATTTATAATATTTAGAGATTACAATAATTATGTTGCAGAAATAAAAGCTTATAATGAAAGCACACAAGAAGTTACTTTCACAAAACCTTTACCATTTACACCTATAAAAGGAGCATATATTTATATCCCTATTTCTATTATTACGCCATTTATTGAAGGAATAACGGATATATGGCTATTACAAGAATTTGAAGATTTAATGAAACATACACATTGGGATGATACAGATTATTGGGATGATAGTAAATATTGGAGAGAAACAGGAGATTTTATTCATTTAATTAGTTCTATATGGTGGAAAATAGATATAAGGTCAAATAATAATGAAAACATTGTAAAGATAGAGCAAGGTGGTGTTTAATATATGGATATAAAAAATATAAAAGTAAATCAAGGAATTTTATTAGACTTTTTCTCTCTAAATGACACCAATAAAAAAGAGCCTTTCGATATATTTATAAAAAATTATAAACCTACTAAAAATATATCTACCACCGCTCTTGTTACATTTGAAAACGACCAAGGTGGAACAGATTTAAAAGGAGTGGCTGATAGAGCAATAGGATTTACTTATACAATTTACAGAGAAAGAAATAACGATGGACATTTAGAATTGCTTTATAAAATTGATGAGGGTTCGCTAGGTTTTTATGATTATGGAATAAGGAATAATTCAAATTATAAGTATTATATTTTCAAAGAAAGCCAATATGATAATACATCTTCTTATGCAAATGAATCTGATACCGTTTGTAACCTATGGGGAAATTATGTATTATATGATTTAATTGATAAAACAATAGAAAATAATATTCCTATTTATTCTGTAGATGAAAATAATATATGGCAATTTGACCTGCAAATGCAAAATAGTGGTGTAACACAAGTTTTAAATAAAACAACTTATAATACTTTTGGAAAATATGCTAGAACAAATAAATCTAATAATAATTATGCAAGTGGTTCTTTCTCTTGTTTGTTTGGTGAAGTTAGTAATTTTCAATATTATGAAGATGCAGATAAATTAGAAAAATGGTGTGAATTTATAAATAATGGTAATATGAAATTATTAAAAGATATAAAAGGAAATGCGTGGATTATAGATATTATCGAGAGTAATGTTAAGCCAGATGATAATTTTATAGAAGTACCAAGTACTTTATCATTTAATTGGGTACAACTTAATTCTTGTATTGATAAAGGATTTGTAAGTTATGACTAATATTATTGATTATATTAAAGTAAATGAATTGTTAAAAAGAGAAATCTATAATCTGCATTGCAAAATTTATGTACTTAGAAGCGATGAAACAATTGATTATGAAATACCACAAGAAGATATTATTTTAGATTCAATCAGTTTTTCTGAAAATTATAATCAAGGAGAAAGAAGAAACTTATCATTTTCGTTAATAAATTCAGATAATAAATATACACCTAATTTGCGTGGAATTTGGGTAAACACAAAATTTAGATATGATGTTGGAATAGAAGATAGATATACAAAACAAATATATTGGTTTCAAGCTGGAATATATATCTTATCTAATCCTAATTTAACTCATAATAACTCTGATGAACAAATTACTTATAATTTAAGGGATAAATGGGCAGTATTAGAGGGAAATAAATCTACTGTTACTAATATAATGGAAATTCCAATAGGTAGTAATGTGGGAGAAACAATACAAGGTATTTTAAATATAGATGATGGAACAGGTAATCTTATTGACCCTATTCCCATTCAATTAGCTTCTTCTTTAAAAGATTTAGTAACACCATACACAATCACAAAAGATGTAGGTACAAAATTAGCAGATTTAATTTTAGAATTAGCTTATACAATAAATGCAGAAATATATTATGATGAATACGGACAATTAAAGATAGTTCCAATGGTTGAAAGTATGCAAGATACAAAAAAACAAGTATTATGGTATTATAATGAAAATGAAATAATAAATAATTATTCTTCTAAACAAATATTATTTGCAGTAGAAGATTTTGTAAATGAAATACATGTAATAGGTAATAATATCAATGGAGATAATGTTTATGGTGTTGCTACAAATGATAATATAGAAAGTCAATTTAGTGTGCCTAGAATAGGATTGAGAATTGCAGAACCAATAGAAGATACATCTATTAGTACAGAAGAACAAGCAAAAGATAGAGCAACTTATGAATTAAGAAAAACAACGATAAAACAAACTCAAATATCTATACAAGTATTGTTTAATCCATTGTTAAAAGTGAATAGCCTTATTGATATTGAGAGCAAAGAAAATGGAAATGAAAAACTTGTTATACAAAGCATATCATTTTCTATGCCAAACGGAATTATGAATGTGGGTTGTAGTAACTTAGAAAATGTAACAAATACTATTGAAGGATATATGAGAAGTTTTGGAGCTTTGATACAAGAAAAAAATCAATACTTTATTTTATTAGAAGATTACAGTTTGATACGATTGGAGGATGAATAAATATGGATAAGGAACTTGCACAAGAATTCATACAAATAATGTCTAAACTCATAAATAAAGAACTAAATAAAAGAAAATTTGCACAATATAAAAGTGCAAAAGTTGTTTCTGTAAATAGTAATGGTTCTGTAAATATAAAAATACCACCAAGTGAAACAGTAATTCATAATTTATTAAATAAAACAGGAGAAACATTGTCTGTAAATGATGATGTTTCTTTGCTTTTAAAGGATGGAACAATGTCAACAGCTTTAGTAGCATTTAAAAATAAAACGAATTTACAATAGAGAAAGGGGAGATAAAACTTGGATAATAAAAGAATGAGTGAACTGCAAGTTGCAACAAATATTAATGATGAAGATTATACGATTATTGTTCAAGGCGGAATAAATAAGAGAGTGAGTAGAGGAATATTTAAACAAAAGGAATACAACAATTTAGATAATAGACCTTATATAAACAGTAACTTTTCTTCTTCATTAGTACCAACTCTTGAACTATTACAAGGAACAATACAATTTCATAGGATTAGTAAAACAGGAAAATATGGAGATTTACTTGATTTACCATATATTCCTGTAAAACTATCAGACTTAACAAATGATGGCTATTATGTTCAAGACCAATATTATGTGCATACAGATAATAACCTAACAAGTGGATTAATTGATAGATTAAACTCTGCCATTCAATCTATAAAAGTGAATAATAATCTAGTAACGCCAAACGCAAGTCAAGAAATAGATATAACAATACCAACAAAACTATCAGACCTAACAAATGACGGATATTTTGTTCAAGATGAAAACTATGTGCATACAGACAATAACTTTAATACTAATATGAAAAATAGTTATGATAATTTAGTTGTAAATGTTAATCAACCTGTAAGTGCAACAAATAAAATAGCAACGATGAATGATATTGAAGCAATAGATGCTGGATATTGGGTAATATTAAGTATATATAAAGATATTATATTTGATGGTGTAATAAACTCTACTGAAAGTGTACCAACAACTGGAACTTATGCCGTATTAGAAGTAAAAAACGATATATTAGTAGTCAATAAATATACTGATGGAGTAAGTGATAATGCAGATATACCGTTTAAAGAAGGTTATTTCGTATTTGTAAAAGGTACAGATACAGAAATCGTTTATTATATTAAAGAAAATGTATGGAGTAAATTAGGTACAGATTTAGGAAATTATTATAATAAACAAGAAAGTGAAAATAAATTTGTTGCAAAAGAAGAAGGCAAAAGTTTAATGTCAAATGAAGATAAGACAAAATTAAATGGTATATCATTAGGAGCAAATAAAGTCGAAGCATCTACAACAAACGGAAATATATTAATAGATGGACAAGAGACTACTGTTTACGTTTTATCAAAAGGGGCTGTAATTGATGCCTTAGGTTATACTCCTGTGGAAGCAACAGTTGATTTAAGTGGTTATTATGATAAACAACAAGTTGATAATAAATTCGTGCAAAAGGAGACAGGTAAGAGTCTTATAAGTGATGATAAAATAACAAAATTAGATGGTATTTCAGTAGGAGCAAACAAAGTTGAATCATCTACAATAAATGGTAATATAAAAATTGATGGCGTTGAAACTACTGTTTATACTAAACCAGCACTTACAAAATCAGAAGTAACCAATGCACTTGGATATACTCCTCCAACATCTAGTGTAGTAACAACAAGTGCAAATGGATTAATGAGTAAAGATATGCTTATAAAGTTAAATGGTATTTCAACAGGAGCAACAAAGGTACAATCTTCTAACACAAATGGAAATATATTAATAGATGGAACAGAAGTTACTGTTTACAAAAAATCAGATTTGACTAAAGCAGAAGTAATTACAGCACTTGGTTATACACCACCAACGCAAGATACAAATACGACTTACGATGTTGTTACTGCTAGTAGTAATGGTTTAATGAGTACAGATATGCTTGCAAAATTAAATGGCATTACTGCAGATGCCGATACAGTATCATTTACAAGAAGTTTATCTTCTGGAACTAAAATAGGAGCAATCACAATTAATGGAACTGCAACGGATTTATATGCACCAACTAATACTGATACACACTATACAACACACTTATATGTAGGTACATCAAGTGGGAGTGCAAATGCTTCTACTTCTAATGGAAATACTTATTTAATGGTATTAGATAATACAACAGTAAGAGATAGAAGATTAATAAAAGGTACAGGAGGAACAAGTGTATCAAGCGATGCAAATGGCAATATTACAATTTATTCTTCCACAGACCCAAAAACAATATATGCTAATTTTTTAACATACTGGTATTATTATGATGATGGTACAGATTTAACAGCAACAGAAGGATTAACAATGGAAGATTACGACCAAATGAAACCTGGCGTAATACTTGAATATACTCCATCCAATTCATATAATACAACTTATTATGCTTTAATTCTTGCTCAAAAATCTTATTATTCATATAAAAGTGCAGGTGGAAGATACTATATTAGAGAATACACAATAGTTGATAGTAGTGGATATATAGACACATATACTTTTAGTGCTGACCCTCTTTTTGGTGGAACATCAGTTTATAAAGGCTCTAACCTAGATGAAGTAGATGATGGTGGTGGGGCTGTGGCTTGTTTTACACCAGATACTTTAATAAATACCGAAAATGGTTTAGTACCTATAAAAGACTTAAAAATAAAAAACAAAGTATATTCTAAAAATAGTAATAATGAAATCGAATTAAAAGAAATAATAAAAACGTTCTCACATAAAACGGATAAAATTTATAAAATTGATACAGGTTCAAATGTTATCAATTCTTCATGGTCTCATCCATTTTTTGTGTATGATAAAGGTAAAGTATTAGCACAAGATTTAAAAATTGGAGATAAATTACAAGATACAGAAAACAATATTATTACAATTAAAAATATTGAAATTGTGTCAGAACCAACATTAGTATTTGAAATAAGAGTAAAAGATAATGAAAATTATTTTATAGGAACAGATAAAATTTTTGTTGGTTGCGAAAAAATTTAATAGTAGGAGGTTAGAAATGGCGATACAAACAATTAATAATAATGATGATGCATTAGATGTTAGAAATAAGATAAATAATAACTTTAAGGAAATGGGAACTCAAATTGAATATAATCTTCAAAATACGTTTGTAGATACTTCATCATCTAATACTCAACATACATTTAATATACAAGGAATACAAAGTTATGCAGATATTGATAATAAATTATTAGCATTCATTGTAACTCAAGCATCTGGTACTTCACATACATTTAATATAAACAACTATGGAGATACACCTGTTCAAACATTTGATTCTTCTGGAAATGCTAGAAATTTACAGTCAGGAGAATTAGTAGCAGGAAAGATAATTTTAGCTTTTCGTAGAAATAATATTTTTTATATAATTAACAATAATCCTCAAGTAGCAACAGAGACACAAGCAAAAGCTGGAACGCTAGATAGTGTATATATGACACCAAATAAAACAAAAAATGTTATAAGTGCTTTTTCTGTGAATTTTGCAGATAGAAGCACAGGGAAATTTGTAAATGGTAATTGTACTATTATAACAAAAGCTACTAAGGCACAAGCGGCTAATTATGGCGGAAGTGGAAAAGTAGTAATATTAATTGGTTCAACTGGATAAAAAGGGGGGATACAATTGGCAGTTTTAATTGGAACGAAACAACTAAGTGATGTAGCACCACGAGTTATGCTAGATAATGTAAGCTATTCTGCGTATCAATCTGGAAACAATGTAGTATATACTATTACAGTTCAAATGCGAACAAATAGTAATTCAGGATATTATGACTGGGGCTGGTATTATAATATGTGGGTAAATAATACTCAAATTGTTTCAAATGGTACAATAAAAGGTAGAACTAGATTAAACGTAATTGGAAAAAATATATATCAAAGTTCAGCAAGTATAACATTACCATTAGGAAGTTCTATAATAGTAAAAGTAGAATTGTGGAGTGCCGAATCTCCTACATACGCACATTATGATAATTTTGGAACTTTTCAAAATGATGGAGGAGCAACTCCTGCTTTTATTGTTGCTCCTCAATTAAGTTCTTTAAGTGTTTCTAATATTGGAGATAAATATTTTAATGCCGCTTTTAATGTTACTAACAATGGCGGTCAAGGAACAGATTTTTATATAGATGTAGCAACTAGCAATTTTTCTAATGTTGTTGCTACTAGAACTTCGTCAGGTCAATTTAGTGGACTAAATGCAGGAAGAAAATATTACGTGAGAGGTAATGCGGCCAATAGTGTTAAAAGAGTATATACAAATGTAGTAACAGTAACAACATCTTACAATGTACCATCAGAACCATCTTCTTTGAAATGTAGTAAAACAGTTTTAAATAATGTTGGTACTTTATCTTGGAATACTCCAAGTTCTTCTGGTTCAAATGCAATAGTGGGATATAGAATTAGAATTTATAAAAATAATTCTCTTTTCTTAACAATAGATACAGGAAAAACCTCTTTATCTTATGATTATACATTTTTAGAAAAAGATTGGAGCGAAGGAGATGTATTCAAATTTGATATTTCAGCTTATTCAAAAAGATGGGATAATACTAAGATGTATGGAACTGTAAAAACAAGTAGTAATTATTCAGTAGAAACCGATAAATATGTATATTTATTAGTTAATAGTAATAATCCAAATGATTTTGTGAAAGTGGATTTGAATTTATTAGTAAATTCTAATAACCCTAATAATTTTGTAGAAGTAAAAAAAGGTAATTTTGGACTAAATATTAATTACCAATGGATTAATTTTTAGTCCTATTTATTTTATTATCTAAATTTGAGAGATTTTGTTGTTAAAAAGTGAATTTTGTGATATAAAATATACTAGAATATTTGTATGCAGAATGGAGGAAAACAATGAGTACAAATTTATCTAAAATAAGACGTGATAAAATGCTAAATACAATATCAAAAATAAAAGCAAATATAGATGATGAAGAAACATTACAAAATTTATCTTTAATAGAATATGAACTTACTAAAAAGAAATATGGACTATTATGGGAAGAACATGAAGAAAAAGTTGATGAAGAATTAAAGACACAGATTCCAACATTTGAAGAAATAAAAGATAAAGAAATAGTTTCAAATAAAGATGATAAATTCAATTTTTTACTAGAAGGGGATAATCTACATAGTTTGTATTTATTAGAAAAAACACATAAAGGAAAAATAGATGTAATATATATAGACCCACCATATAACACAGGGAATAATGATTTTACATACGGAGACGAATTACTAGATAGAAATGATGAATTTAAACATAGCAAATGGTTATCATTTATGGAAAAAAGATTAAAGGTTGCACAAAAGTTACTAAAAAATGAAGGTGTAATATTTATAAGCATTGATGATAATGAGTTGTTTGGTCTAAAATTTTTATGTGATGAAATTTTTGGATACGACAATTATCAGGCGACTATAACTTATGTTAGAAAAACATCAGGAAAACAAGATAGTACCAATTTTGCTAAATCCACAGAATATATTTTAGTTTATTCTAAATCAGATGCATGGATTTGTAATAGATTAGAAGCTGATGAAAGAGTTACCAATAGATATAATAAACAAGATGAAAATGGTAAATCATATAGGGAAGTAGATTTAAGAAAAACAGGTACAGGAGATTCAAGAGAAGATAGACCAGCAATGTTTTATCCTTTTTATTATAATTTAAAATCAAAAGAACTATTAGTACTAGAGGAATTAAATGAAGATTTAAAAAATAGTGGTTATATTGAAATATTACCTATTAAAGGAGACGGAACAGATGGCAGATGGAGATGGGGGATTGAAACAGCAAGAAAGAATATTGATTTATTGATTCCTAAAATAATGCCTAAATATAAAAACGAAAATAAATATACTGTATATGAAAAAGACTATATTGATAAAAAAGAAGATACAAGAACTATAAAAGAACATACAGCTTGGGATAGAAAAGAATTCAATTCAGATAATGCAATAACAGATTTTACAAAATTAGGTTTCAGTAATAAGGATTTTTCATTTCCTAAATCAGTTGAGTTAATAAAACATATTTTAAAATTAGCTTCAAATAACAACGCTTTAATTTTAGATTTCTTTGCTGGTTCTGGAACTACAGGTCAAGCTGTGGAAGAATTAAATAATAGTGATGAAGGAAACCGTCATTTTATATTATGTACTAATAATGAAAATAATATATGTGAAAAAATAACATATAATAGACTTTGCAAAACTGTAAATGGAAACATAAAATATTATAAAACAACATACATTCCAAGATTAAATACAGAAGAAGAAAATATACAAGAAAATTTATTAGTAAACATCAAGAACTTAATACAATTAGAAAATGGCATAAGTGTTGATAATGAGAAAATAAGAGTTATATTAGATGAAGAAGAAATAGATACATTTAGTCTGAATGTAGAAAACGTAAACAAATGCGAGAAATTATATATTTCATCAGATATTTTACTTACTGTAAAACAAGTAAATACTTTTAAAGACAATAATATAGAAGTATTTATAATTCCTGAATATTACTTTGATAGCGAAATTAAGGAGGTGCAATAGTACAAATGCAAGGAATAGAATTAAAAGAATTTCAAATAGATTGTGTAAATAAACTACTAGATGCAACAACAGTTGGAATAAAAAAAGAAGTTTTAGTACAAGCACCTACTGGAAGTGGAAAAACAATAATATTATTAGATTATATTGAAGAATATTTAGATGAAAATAAGAATACTATTTTCGTTTGGCTTACTCCTGGAAAGGGAGATTTAGAAGAACAAAGCAGATTGAAAATGACTAAATATTTACCAACATTAAACTCAAAAAATATAGCAGATGTTTTATTAAGTGGATTTGAGGCAGGAGATACAGCATTTATAAATTGGGAAACAATAACTAAAAAAGGTAATACTGCATTAAAGGAACAAGAAAGAAAGAATTTATTTGAAAGAATAGATGAAGCATATAATAGAGGATATAATTTTATTGTAATAGTTGACGAAGAACATCTAAATAAAACTGTAAAAGCAGAAGCAATTATCGATTATTTAAATCCTAATTATATTGTAAGAGTATCTGCAACTACAAGAAAAAATAAAGAAGCAGAATTTATACAAATTGACGAATTAGATGTAATAAATGAAGGTTTAATAACAAGAGCTTTATATATAAACGAAAATGTAACTAATAATACTGAATTAACCAACGAACATGAATATTTATTAGATTTAGCAATAGAAAAACAAAAAGCAATTAGAAAAGAATATAGAAATAATGAAATAAGTATAAACCCTTTAATTATTATTCAAATTCCTAATAATTCTGATGAATTAATAGAACAAATGGAATCTATATTGGAAGAAAAGGGATATTCATATAAAAATAAGTCTGTTGCAATTTGGTTAGCAGACAGAAAAGAAAATATAGATAATATTTCAGATAATAATGCAGAACCTATTATATTGATAATGAAACAAGCTATTTCAACAGGCTGGGATTGTCCAAGAGCTAAAATTCTAGTTAAATTAAGAAATAATATGAGTGAAGATTTTGAAACACAAACTATTGGAAGAATTAGAAGAATGCCACAAGCACATCATTATGATAATTTATTATTGGATAATTGCTATTTATACACATTTGACGAAAAATATGAAGAAACTATAAAACAAGAACTAGGAAATAATGCTCAAGACGTGAAAATGGTATTTTTAAAAGATGAATATAAAGATTTTAAATTAATTAAACAAATTAAAAACAATGATTTTGATGGTTTTGATGACAGAGAAACGTTTAGGATAATTCAAAGTTATATGATAGCCAAATATAAATTGGGTAATAATAAAATTAACAATAAAACAATCTTAGAATCAAATGGCTATGTATTTGAAGAGACAATAACCAATTCAATTGTCCAAGATAAAATTGTAAAAATAGATTCAAATGAGTTATCTAATGCTAATAAAATTCAAGTTAAATCGGTAGTAAATACAAATAAAAATGGTATTGATTTAAGACATTCTATTGGTGTAATTAGTAGCAAAATAGGAATGAAATATGATAAAACAAGAGTTATTCTTGAAAGAATGTTTTTAAAAAGAAAATTGTTTACAAAGAAGTTTATAAATCTTACTTTAATTGAATTTTATGCTTTTGTTATAAATAATGAAGAAAAATTGAAATATGACTTTTTAGAAGCGGTATCACAAGAAGCAAGACAGATGTTTATCAAGTCTGAATCAATAAAAGAAATTGAATTTAAAATTCCAGAAATGGATATTATAAGATATGACCCTCTTATGAAGGATACTGAAATATATGAAAAAAATGTTTACAGAGATTATCCTAATAGTACAAAAAAATCTAAAAGTGAGAGAATGTTTGAAAGGTATTGCAATAATAACAGCAATATAAAATGGTTCTATAAAAATGGGGAACATAGTATAGACTACTTCTCAATAATATATGTTGATGCAGTAGGTAAAAAATGGGCTTTCTATCCTGATTATATATTACAAGACATTCAAGGAAACACATGGATAATAGAAACAAAAGGTGGAGAGACCACCGATGGAATATCAAAAAATATAGATATTAAAGTAGAAAATAAATTTGCAGTATTAAAAGACTATGCTAACAAACATAATTTAAAGTGGGGATTTGTTAGAGATTACGATAGAAATGATTCATTATATATATGTAATACTGAATATACAGAAGATATGAGTACTGATAATTGGATAAAAATAAATGATGTATTATAATTAAAATTTAAAATATACTTAGTTTTAAATGAACTAAGTATATTTTTTTTTGCAATTTTGCAAAAAAATGATAAAATTTTTAATAAAAGTGTTACTTTATCCTAAAAAATATCAATATATAAGTGTAAGGTATCTTATGAATAGAAAAAAGGAGTTTAAACCCAAATTGAACAGTAGTAAAGAAATAAAGCATTATATGAAAAATAATGAGCTTGATTTAGAAATAATAATAAATGATTATACAAATTATATTTTTACTATTATAGAGAATATGGCAAGAGATAATTTGAATAATGAAGATAAAGAAGAAATATGTTCTGATGTATTTTTTATATTATGGAAAAATATAAAAAAATTAGATATAAACAAAAATCTAAGTTCATATATTGCAGGAATAACAAGAAATTTAGTAAAAGAATATTTAAGAAAAAATAAAGTATATTTCAATATTTCTGATTATGAGAATAGTTTATATAGTAATAGTGAAATAGAACTTCTTGATAATAATATGGAGAAAATCATTAAAATAGAGAAAAAGCTAGCAAATATGAAAGAAATTGATAAACAAGTATTTTTAAATTTTTATTATTCTTCTAAATCAATTAAAGATATAGCTAAAGAGCAAAATATATCTGAATTTAGCGTAAAGCAAAGATTGTATAGAATTAGAAATAAAATCAAGAAAGAGGTTTAATTTTTTATGGATAATAAGAAAATTTTTGAAAAAGTGCAAATGAAAATAGCTATATCTAAAGTAAAAGAGGAGGATATAGTAATGAATACTAGCAAATTAAATATTGGAAAAAAAGCAGGAATTGCAGCATGTATTTTATTATCAACAACAGGAATGGTTTTTGCCACAAGCCAAATAATTAATATGTTTGGTGCTAATAGTAGCGATGGTGTACAAACCGCTATAAATAATGATTATTATAGTCAGGTTAATACAGAGTATAAAGAGAGTAATGGTATAAGTACAAGTATTGATTCTTTCTTAATTGATGATAATAATTTTGATATGAGTATCAACATAAAGTTTGATGATAGATACAATATTAACCAAATGTTATCTGATAATGGAAAGATAGATATAATGGATTTAAAAGTTGTAAATGAAAAGGGGGAAAAAGTATTTGCAACACATGAATTGCAGTCAGAGGAAATGACATCATTATATAAAACAGAACAAAATGCAAAAGAAAATTATGATGCTTATAAAGGTGGATATAGTGTAACAAGTGAAAAAGTTGATGATAATACAATTAAACTTTATTTAACTGCAACAGGGAATCCAGAAAATTTCCCAGAATCTAAAAAGTTAATAGTAACATTTAATAGAATAGTACGTAAATATTGGGAAAATAATGAGCTTAAATATAATATTTATAATGGAGAATGGAACTATGAGATAGATGTTCCAAATAAAATGACTAAATCAAATATAACAGAATATGAATTAGTATCAATAAGTGATAAAAATTATAAATTTGAAGGTGCTAGGCTTTCAAATACAGCTTTTAAAATATATTTAAGTAATTGTGATGGAATAGGATGGAATGATAATGAATGTGTAGAAACATCTGATGGAAATAAGTTTTATCCAGCACGTAGGTCTGATGGTGATGGCTTAATTTCTGTAGATGGAAATGGAATGGTAACATACTATCAAACATTTAATTTAACAAATTTTGATGCAACAGATACTTTGAAGGTTCATTTATTTAAAACAGATGGCACAGAAGTTATTATTGAATTAAAAAAATAAAGTAAAATATTACTTGGATAGAAAGGATTTTCTATCCAAGTAGTATTATTATTTATATTCATTTTCCCATATATCCCACAATTCTTCATTAGAGTAAGAATTACAAAGACTATTCACAAAATTAATAAAATCCTGTGTATTATAATTTTCATTTTGTACTGCAGAATATACTGTATTAAATAATTTTAAAAAATCTTTTTTTGAAGGATTAGGAAATAGAAGTAGATAATCTTCTTGTTCGTTGACTACTCTTAGCTTAAGTTGGTTTTGCTCGATGATTTTTTTTAGCACATTAACAATATTTGCATTTTTAAAATCAATAAAAGCAATATATACGTTTTTACCTAATTTAATAGCAAATACAAATGTTGTTATATTCAAAGTATCATGATGTAAATCTCTCATATAACATTTTATCGAAGATTCGTTAGTATCTTGCATATAATCGTTATTAATCATAAAGCAACAATCATTAATATCGTTAAATTGTGCTAGAAATAATTGTTTTCTACCCATTTCTTTCATGTGCTTTATAAGCTCATCATGATTTTCTACAATTTTTTTCATTTATTATTATAGCTCCTTCTGATTAAAAAACTTATTTAAAATTTCTTTTATTTCAGTTATTTTATCCATATCCTTAAACCAAATTGGCTTAGCAATATATTCATCAAAACCCAAATTATTCACATAGTGATTTCTCATATTGGTATCAATAGTATGAATAATAACAGGTGTATTAAAGTCTTTTATCTTACGAAGTTCCTTTAATAATTCTTCACCATTAAATCCTACTTGATAAATGTGATTGGTAAAAATTACATCATAATTGCATTTAGATTTTATTTTATCAAGAATTTCTATTCCTGTTTTTACGACCTCTACATTCATTCCAAATAGTTGTAAGATTTTTTTAGTTTCTTCTGAAGAAAATCTATCATAGTTACCTATAATTGCTGTTTTACCTTTGAATATAGAATTAAATTGTTGTATATCAGATTCCATTTCAATTTCTTCACGTATCCTTTGTTCAATTAAACAAATTTCTTTTTTTACATTTTCCAATGATTGTAGAATATCCTGTTTAGTTTCTTTTTTTAGCATAAAATCTCTCCTTTTTTGGACGTTATCAATATTATAGTAATATTTTTTCTATTATTTGTAAAGTATATTATAATCTATGTGTAATGTCAATATTACACACAAGTTATTAACTTATGCTGCGTGTAAAGTTAAAATTATAAATAGTAGCATAGGAGGTTGGTTACAATGAAATTTGAAATTGATTATAAAGCTGTTGGTGAAAGAATTAAAATATGTAGAACAAATAAAAATATGACACAGGATACACTGGCTGAACTTATAGAGGTAAATCCTAGTTTTGTTAGTAATATTGAAAGAGCTAAAACAAAAATGAGTACAGAAACGCTTGCAAGTATAGCAAGAAGTTTAAACACATCTGTAGATTATCTACTTTTTGGAGATATAGAATTAGACCATGACCAATATACAAATATTGTAGCTTTAGAAATAAAAGATATGTTAAAAGATAAAAATAAAAATGATATAAACGCTTTTATTACATTTTGTAAAGACTTTACAGAATTTTTGAAAAAAATTGCAAAATAGTAGAAAATCAATAAAAATAGTATCTTATAATAATAAGGTACTATTTTTTTATCTAGTTTGAAATAAAATAAGTGATAAAATATATTATAATATAAATGAAAAAAAGAAAGGGGCAATCAAATGGAAAATAATATGACTAATAATATAGAAGGAATTATATCAGAAAGCAAAAAAGAACTTGAAAATATGCCTTATTATAATGAGTTTAATAAACAATATGATGATTTATCTACTGAATTAAAAAATACACTAACAGAAACTCAAATAAAAACATTAAATGATATTATAAAGATATTTAGCACTATAAAAAATTATGAAAGTTATATTGCGTATAGGTTGGGGTATGCAGATGGGATTAAATATAAGAATAATGACCCTAAAAAATCATGATTAGAAGGTCAAATTGGACTAAATACAGGTTCATTTTGACCTTTTTTTTACAAATTAAACATATATTTTAAACAAAATGACCCTGTATTTTGACCCAAAATGGACTTAAAATTAGGTCATTTGACCTTAAAATTTATAAAAATGACCCTAAATTTGACCCTAAAATATTATTTGACTTAATGTGTATAAACTGGTATAATATAGTCAAGTTTTAAATAAAAATAATTTCTGTGTAATTACATTAGAATTACATTAGAAAGTTAAAAATAAGTGAGCAATGTGCTGATACAACTGACCTTTTGGAACTATCGAACTGGCTCATAGCTCCATATAAAAGAAAACTTCTCCCCCAAAAAGGAGAAGTTTTTGCAAAATAAGTTTGCAATATAAAAATAAATATGTTATAATTAAAAAGTTGGTAAAATACCAAAAATTTATAAGAGGAGTGGAACTATGGAATCGATCAAGATGTTCTTCAAAAGTGGGTACTACCGGATGATGGTTTGGGAAGAAGTTAAAACTAAAATTCTGAATTTTCCGGGAATCAAGCAAATTCGCGAGAGGATATCCCATAAGTAAACAGGCAATAATAGTTTCATCGAAGTAACAAACAGGCACTGTGGAAAACTAATTTGTTTCCATAGTGCTTGTTCTTTTTTAGAAGAAATATTTTACATAAATACTTGATTTTTCAAGGGAAATACATTATAATAATGCTATGATTTTTTATAGAGAAAAAGGAGAGAAAACTATGCAAGAAAATAACAACCCAAATCCAGAAATAGAATTAGATGAAAACCATTTAATTCAAATAAGAAAAGAAAAATTAAGAGAATTACAAGAACAAGGAAAAAATCCATTTGAAATAACAAAATATGATAGAACAAACTCAGCAGGAGAAATAAAAGCAGATTTTGAAGCATTTGACCAAAAAGATGTA